AAACTTGTTGAACTATCAGCTACAAAATCATTAGGATCTGATACAACTGAGTTTCTTTGTTCCCATGCTGACAAATCATTTATTTTTTCACTAGCTTCAACAAAGTTCTGCAAATACTTAAAAGCACCAACTTTACCGTTTATATCTGATTTGTGGGGTAATGGTTTTAATACTTCAATACCTGCTATTCCATCAGTTTCAAGAATGTATTCTTGTGTGCCAAGTTCTGCGATTGCACCGTTGTTACGGTATGGGAATTGCCCCCATTGTTCAATAGTGCCTTTATAAATTTGAGTTTCTAATATATTTGCTGATATTGCTAATCCATCACCTGTCCCATTAGTTACATTATCCCCATCTGTAACCCTAGCATATAGAATACTACTTATTGCATCCGCTGTAAATTCTACAAACAGGTCTTGTATAGTACCTTCATGTGTAACTATCTTTTGATTTTCTGTTGTTGGGGTTGTACCTATGGTGCTGTTGGTAATATCAAAATAACATAGTGAGGATGCTACATTATAAGGTGGGTAGATTGACATCCAGTCCAAATTCCCCCCTTCTACCCTTAATCTAATGGTGTATAATTCACCAATTTCCATTGAACTAATAACACTTGCTATGCGTTGTGTTGTTGTGGAACCACTAGCAACTATACCAGTTGTTCCACTGATTGCAACACCAGTTTTTGTCCACTCTACCTGTGTTAAATCTTCTGGATACTCAATTAGATTTTGAAAATACTTCAAAACATTATGTGTATCATTTGCTAACTCATCAACAGCAGGTACAGGTATAGGTACAGTTTGTAAACTAGTTGCATTAACTCCGGCAACGTTCTCCCAAATCAAACCATTGTATTCTAAGATCTCACCACTGGTAGGTGCTGTAATCTCCACATCGGTCAACTGATTCAAAGTTGAAGCACCACCTCCACTACCCGCGCCACCTGATGCACTGCCACCGAGAACAGTACCTAGTAATGGTATAATTTCAGATAAGCCAGCTGGATTTATAAAACTTAAAGTGCCATTGTTTAATGTCCTATGCCTTATTGGGATACGTGCAATTAAAAATGCAGTACTAAAAACAGCACGTTCCACTGATGTAATTGCTGTTTGACCTACATCATAATAGGCGTCATCATCAGAACTGTATTCACCTGAAGGTAAATTGATATAAAGCTTACATTCACCACTTGTTTTATTTATAGCACCCCATAAAGTTAAATTAAACCTTGTACCTGATAGGCTGTTACCAGCAACATCTTCAAGGCATTCATTTAAATTTGTTATCTTTTGATATTTGGTTAATGTGCCTAACCCTGAAGCATTTGCAACATAAACACCTCCAACTGATGTATCTTTTACCGGGAATATTTGAGGGTGTAACTGCCAAACCAAACCCATTGTTGTCTCAATTTTGAGATCATCAACTGCGCCACCTTGTGTTGTAATGGTTGCCGTCGGTGTAACACCAGTTGACCAACTTGTACCCAATTGCCTTAATTTTGCATCAATGTGTGCAATCCTGCCAACGCCATTATGTTCTTTTGCATCAGTTGAACGTTGATGTAAAGCAGCACCATCAGTCGCAGTTTTTGCAGCACTCCAAATTGAAACAAATGATAAAAATGCATAATTAGAAACTGGTGCTGTAACACTTGATTTTAATGTAGCCACACCACCAACAATTTCAGCATAGACAAAATTAAATTGTAATTCTGAATCAGTACCAGCTGTCAGTGCGACCCGTGCACGACCACCAACACCAGCACCACCTGTACAATCTATTAAATAGACTTGCCCTAATAATTGAACAGGTAAATCACCGCCACCATCAAGTTCAACCTCAGCATAAACTGTGCCACTATCTTCAATGACAAATGTATCTTGCCTTTCAATTGCTGTACCATCAAATTCATAATCATATTGATCGTTTTTAATTATAACTTGAATTGAACCAGTCGTTGCGTGGGATTCTAAACAGTTACCAATTATAATTGGTTTTGCTGGAAATATTGGGCGTGTATTTGTCAGTTCACCTAATGTTGTACTTAAATAAAGAATATCACCATTATTAAAACTTATTGTGTTTATATCATTAACTTTGCCAAATTCAGTAACTTCACCTTGTGCACCATCATCAATATCAGTTGTTGCGACACCTAATACACCGCTTTTTGCATAATCATCAGCTTTTGCTTTTGCAATTGTTGGTACCCACTCACCACTAATTTCAATTGAACCTGAAATATAGACAACATCACCATTTGAAATATCTATACCTGAATTATTATATGAACGTACCCACGCTTCACGTCCTATCTGGTGTTTAACATCAGTTATATCATTATAAAATGTAGGGCAATTATTTGCTGTATCCCATTCAAGACGCATATCTTTATACCCTGGAGCGGGTAGACTAAAATCGATATTTGAATATGTTGAACTGCCACCGGTTTGTCCTTTTATTTGGACATCGTTTCCTTTGCGAAAAGCTATAGGGATAATATTTATTCCGGTTAAAGGTGGGGGTCCAACTGAAACAGTTAGTGTCTCTGCTTGATATGGACGTTGCGAAACTGTGACATAGGCAAATTGACCGTCAGCGATTGTTATGTTTCCTGGGGCTATGGTAATTATTCCATCTTGCCTCGGGTTTGCGATGTAGACTGGACTTGTCCATGTTAATTTATTAGTGGGTAAATCAAACGTTATTTCTCCAACTAGAACTGCGCTTTTGTCTTCTGCGTTAGCTTGAATCCATGAGTCAAAACCAACAAAAGTTTTAGTTGATATTGTATCCCAAAACGGATCTTCAAGTTCTGCTGGGTATTCGATTCCTAGTAATGGTGTTAATGGCATGTCATTCTCCTTATGCTTCTAAAAGTATAAGCTTGAACTCAACTTCTTGGTTCCCTTCAAGCTTTCTAACTGGTGCGATAAAATCTGTCCATGTGCGTTGTTCGTTGCCGATAATCTCTCGTTCGGCGTAGATAACATTATTTATTAAAATTTGTTGAACCCACTTTGTTTCTTGGAAGGTTGATCCTGATGTTGAATCTGCGTGGGACTGCATTATTTCTATTGGGCTCATCGCTCTTTGTAAGAGCCTAACAGGTCCTAGTTCTCCGGGTATTCTAAAACCGCTAAAACTTATAAGTTCGCCTAATGCTGGCAAAACTAAATCACCTGGAACTACAATATCTGCTTGTCCGATGTATTGATCATTTATGTAAATCTTCCACGCTCCGTTTGTCGATGGAAAGTCAGAATCATAAACAAACGTAAACATTTCCCATGTGCCTACTTCAGTGGTTCTGCTAAAGATAGACGTCAACGGTCCCATGCCCATCGAGCCGACACCATCAAAAGTTTTGACTCCGCCTCCGTCTATTATGATAGCTAGGGCGAATCCTGTTCCTGTAAAGTATTCGCCTATCTGTATGTACTCATATTGACCGAATGAGGTCATTTGACTCCAGTGTATCTTTGCCCAGAACTGAAGTGTTGCTTTAGGTAGGGATGCGCTTGCACTTGGAGACATGGCTGGTGTATTGATTCCGCTTATTGAACCTGGAGAACTTGCAGCAAATGATTCTCGACAAATTTTATCTGCGCCTGAGTACTCTTCGACTGAGTGACCTACACTCGGGCTATCAGCAATAGAAGCGCCTCCGCTTATTGAGTTGGCGCAAGTTGTGCCTGGTTCTGACATTTCAAAACGCATAATTTCTGCATCGTCTGGTGACCACAAAGCAGTATCAAGTGGTATGGCTTGAGCTGTCTGTCCAAGTGTGTTGAATGTAGCGTTTACGAAATCGTAACCTGTTAAATCAACAACTTGTTTCACTGAGGTATAGTCACCAATACTGATAATTGATGGCTCAATAGGATCTTCTTGCCCGAGGACGAAAACTTTATCACCTTCAGTTGGCTCAACAATGGCAGGGGTTATACGACCAGAATTGATACCTCTTTGCTTTTCAAACCATGTACCCATTAAGTAGTCCTGTATGCTTCTAATGCGTCAAATGCGCCTCGCCTATTTAGTGATGCGGCAAATGTAAATGCAAATCCCATGTATCCTCCCCAGAGAGGAGCGGAACCGGTATTGATTTGTATTGCGTCATCAATGAAATCACTTATGCCTTGAATTGTCTGCCAATCAGGTGCAGAACCAATTGGATTTTGTGCTAGATCATTACTAAAACATTTCAGAAGAACATCGCCGTTTGGTTCTACAATTGCGTCTAAACGTAAGTGGTGCCAAAGATTATCGCCGATAGCGTATTGAGCTGAAGACCTTCTCAATATTGTTACATTCTCATCTGAATCAACAATGCCAGACACTATTGGAGCTTTAGCTAATACGATTTCATACGGGTCAGCGTCTGATAATCCTAAAATGTAAGCAGCGTCATTTACAGAGGGTGGTCCTCCTTGTGCACAGAAAAACAACATTGGAGTAAATCCTGTATTATTTGGAGATGCGGTCCTTTGAACACATCCACGAACTGAGCCACCTCCATCTGGAACAGAAAGTCCAGTGCCGGTCGGTGCGAAATTTGATAGATCAACATATTTGCCATGGGCTCCTGATACTGTTCCATCTAATGAATTATATCCGTAAACGAAACCGTTTCCGCCTGCTGGTCCTTGGATTCCTGCAGTAACGCCTCTGGCGAGACTTGCGGCACTTATTGAATCGTTTAAATTGTTCCAATCAGCTTGTCCCATTTATTCCTCCTACTATTCAGGGAATGGCTCTTCGGGCCATTCTGTATCTAAAAATTTCTCCATAGTATTATTTACTGGAGCATCGAATAATGCAGACGTTAAATCGACTACATCAAAATATTCTTTCCATTCTGCACCTGGTCCGAACCATCCGACTAGTGTTAAAAGCTCTAAAATTGTCGTACTGTCAAACGTTGCAGCATATAAAGTATAATCTTTTGCGAAATCACTGGCAATGTTTGGGTCTGACGTTGACAAGAAAATATACTGTGACCATGAGTCTATTAAAAATGTATCAGTGATTATAATGCCTGAAGGTAGATCGTCAGCGTAAAATTCTGCTGGAAATTTAACATCTGAAGGAACTGTACTTGCGCTTAGGCTTGTCAAACCGATCGTTTCACGAACATCATTGTTTTTTGTTCTCTCTACTGTTCCTAATCCTACGCCTCTTAATGTTGTAGACGTTCCGTCCCATTGAAAAGATATTCCTGATTCATTTTCTTTTATCCAAGGAACAACTTCTATATTGTTTCCTGATGGTATTTCAGACTGCCACTGAGTGTCAACCATTGTCGCTAGTTCTGTTGCGCTTGCGTATTCCCCTGGTGTCATAGTCAATATTTTGAAACGGTCAACTTCACTGGCTTCAGTATATTTCACTAGTAATTGGTTCTTGTTTGGTAGAATTGTTACAGGGAACTCAATAGCGTTACTATGGAACTTACCATTCTGTGCTGGCACAGCGTTCCATCCGAAATTCGTCGTGAACGGGTCTGATCCCCATGACTCATTAAATTGCTCTAAAGTAAGAGGAAAATCACTGTCAATATCGAAGGCGTATCCTGACCAGCCTATAGGTGGGTTATCTGTCGCAGGAGATGTAAACGTATAACTGTCTAGCCAAGGTGTTCCTTGAATTGCTCCCCATTTCCATATTGCGAAAAGTTCTTGAATAGTTTCAAAAACTCCTACTCCTTCATTGAATAAAGTTGCGTTTGTCTCGACATCTGACAAATTATCTATCCAAGCTTCGTTGGAGCTAATTTCAACTTGTACCCATGTTGCTGGACTGTTGTTTATTAGTTTCCACATCGTATCATTACTAACTTGATATGCGGATTTATTTACGTCTCCAGCTATAAAACCTGTCGCTGATAGACGTTCTGCTTCGTCTGTGTATCGCCATTCATGTGAATAAAAGAATCCTGCTCCAAAATTTTCAGTTGCTGTTGCCCATTGTCGTAATCGTTGATCGTATTCGTTGAAATCTGCCCAGCCTCCTGCTTGTTGAAGACTTTCCCAAATCCAACTTAATGCTTCACCTGGTCTTCTTGATTCGTCTGGTAATTCAAAAGATGGATTTATAAACTCAGTTGTTGTGTTATTAAAAGCACTCAATAAACTTTCATCTGATAATGCGTCAGCGAAGACTACTGCTTCACGAAATAGCCCTTGAAACGAATATCCTGTTTGAGTCAGACTGAAGGATCTTTTACTGCCAATTGTAAAGAACTCTGTTCCTATTAAAGCTAGACCTTCGCCGAAATCAACAGATGCTTTAGTAGTCGAATTTATTGCAAGAGATAAAGTGTTGTCTGACTTGTCTGCATCAGACCCTCTCGCTCCTGTCCATATCATTGCTAATTCAATAGCTTTATCGTTGTGATCTTCAGCGTTGAAAGGCGTTATAGCTTCTTTCCATGAACTTGAAATTGAATGCCAGGCTCTCGCTACTAGTTCACCTTCTCCGGATCCACCTGTTTGTCTCCAGAATATCCCCATGCCATTTGCTGACGAAGGAACTGAAGCATGCCAGTCTCCGGCTCCTAGAATATCAACTTCATCTGTCCAGTTTACCATGTTCTGTAATTTGAATTTACCTACCGCTGTCATTGGTGCGTCTGCGCCGTAACTGGAGTCATCACAAACAGCTATGTTTACGAGATTACTTGGTATTGCTGTACTCGGTATGTCCCAGGCGGGTTGTGCTATCAAATATGTTTTATCATTAAACTCAAGACAGATACCTAAATCAGAATCACTCTTCCTCAATGTAGTTGGTGAACCTTCTTCTCCTAGTGGTATGTGGCGTAAATCTTTTTGTGGCATTCTTCTTTCAAGTGAATAACTCGTTGTACTACCGGTTAGCCAAGACATGTAATTGTCCCAGTCTTCTAATCCCCATGATGATTTATCAATAACCCATGGTTCAAACTGTGAAACTTCTATGTAGTTAAAAAAAGTTTCTGCTGTCAAGGGTGGCTCTGCCCAGTCTCGTATTAGTGCGGATCCTGCGAATAACTCGGCAGTTAAAGCTAAATAGTTTTTTTCTGCTGTTATGAGTTCGCTAGTCAAATCTTGTGATGTATTAAATAAGTTTGTCCAGGTGTCTGTATCATTAAGATCTTGATCAATTTTAATATCCCATAAAGGTTCTCCGCCAGATGAAACTATTCTTATTTTATCTCCGCTGACATTATTATTTACGATAGGTGTTCCGAGTGAAACTACTCCTGCTGGGGATGCCATCATTGCTGAGTTTGCCCAGTCTGTGTCAGTGGTTGGACGTTTCCCGTGTGCTGACATAAAAACATAATCTGCATCATCTGCTTTCATATTATATGCAACTAATCCGTGACCTGTGTATCCTCCTCTTGCACTCCCTGATAATCTAGTTCCTTTTCCGTCTTCCCATTTAACAATAACGTTGCACTGTAAATTGCTTTCAGCTGCTGTAGCAACCCATCCACGCAAACTAGCCCTGTATCCTATTAGCCCGTATGGAATAGATAAGCCTAATGAGCCGAAGGGGTTAGAGTAATCGTGCATCTGCGGTTCGCTGTCAGCGGGGTTTGCTATTGAATAATTTAGTCCTACTGGCATGTATTGGTACTGAGATATTTTTATCCCGGTGTTAGGTTGAGCGTCGTCTACTACTTCAAACTGTTGGAAATATCCTACAGTTGCATCTGTAGCTAAAACTTCTTGACTTTGAATTGCTACTAATTGTGCTAAAAGACTTTTGTTTCTGTTTTCGTCTACTATCAGTGGTCCGTTAGAGGCAGTAACATGCAAGTTATGATTCTCAGCTACGTCCCAATGTAAATAAGGATTAGGCATTTTAAATCTCCGTGCCAGTGTCACCGTCAATGATTATTACTTGTCCTAATGATGGGAATTTCCAATTTGATATACTCACATCATCACGAAGTCCGTTGAGTGTGAAATCAGAATCTCCGGCTCCGACTTTTCTAACTCCTGTTGTATCTCTTACTTCGTTAAAGATGTCAGAAAAAGCGATTTCTCCTGCTGGATTGCCATCAACATCTTTGTAATTGAACCCGAAGTCGACGTTTGAATTTGGAGCTCCACTAGCGAGCATTGGTTCAAAATAATCTTCTAGGTTGGCGATGATTGAATCTTTGACTGTTGATGCTGTTTGGTTTTGTCTTAACCAGACTACTGCTTGAACATCAATGGTTTGATAAACTGCTGTAAGAACTTCAAGTTGAAACGTAATTGTATTAGGATAAGTTACTGTGCACATAGTTTCTACTTCATCTAGTAAAGCTTGGCTCGCAACTCCCCCAGTGGAAGGGATAATGTATAACTTGCCGTAATTTTCTGATACTGTGACATCTTCATTGCTTGTCAGCATTAGGGCTCTGCCGATTCCTAAAACTCTCTTAGCGTTTATCTCGTAATCTTCACGAGCAACTGTACGGTTTAACACTCGGATGCTTTCTGGAGCGTTGATTTTTGTGGCTCCGATTTCTTCTCTCGGCAATCCGCCTTCAGCTGGATAAGTATTTTCTGCAACTAAGTAAGCTTTATTTCCGATAGAATCAACAAAGGTCCCTTCTACTTTTACAAGTGAATTTTGTTCAACATTTCCGTAGATGCCACCACCAGCTCGGTAATTTATATTGATAGTACCTGAAGGAATAATTCCGTTTATATTGTCTCCGAAAATAGCAGTCGCTTTGTCATTCTGGTCTACTTGTATTCTGTAATGAGCATCAGTCGGTCCTGAATTAAAGAATGATTCAACCTTTGTGAACGTACCTTGGCTGACTGTGGAAACCTCTTCAGAATCGTCTAGGAATGGCCCGAATGGTAGTAGGTATGATTGGTCAGCAAGGCTAGTACTCGCCCGTGTATAGGTCGGTTGTGTGATGCTGTGTTCCCATACAAATTGACCTGAGCCTGTTGCTACATCTATCTGAAAAGGTAGGGGGCTTATTATCTCTCCTTTTATAGGATCTGTTATTTCTTGAGTACTAATAACCACTGGGGTATTCACTGATGCGGGAACGACTGTGCCTGTCAGTGCGTTTGCGTTTTGGATGGTTATGACGATGTCAGCTGTCGCAGCGTTTGCCCCTGGTAATTCATATCCGATAAGTTTACATAAAGCGATTACACTTTTACGCAAAACTGCAGTTTGGAATCTGCCTTCACGAGCTTGTTGATCTTGATAGAATGTTAATACGTCGAGAATCCAAGAATATCCTTCAACTAAGATGTTCCCGAAGTTTGCTACAGCTTCGTTTGTCCATGTTGGGAAAACTGAACGGATAAGGTCGAATGCTCTCTTCCTAATTGATTCAAAATCTTTATCTGTATAATCTGAACTTTGTCCTAAAAGTGCCATTTATTGCTCCTATCCTATCGGTGAAATTTCAGCGTATTGTGGTTCTACGTTTGCGTACCCAAGTGGAATATAGCTGACTGTCACTCGTAATGCGGTTCCGTCTATAACTATACGGGTCTGCCCTACACGGACTCTGGTTTCGTAACTTCTAATAACTCCACTCGACATGTGTTCTGCCATCGCCCTAACCATTTCTGAATGTATTCCACGGTGTTTCAAGACTAAAAGCCTACTGCCTCTTCCGCCGTCCCATGGTAGTTCTCCTGGTTGTGTTACTGTTGGCCCAACGATTCCGAGTAGTTCTCCGATATCACTCTTTAAAACGGGTAGTCCTTCAGTATTAGCGAAGTCACCTTTGCCATCTCTCATGAATGGACATAATATTCCTCTGCCTATGGGGTTGTTTTTAGTTGCCATAATTACACCTTAACATTGCTGATTTCCTAATGCCAATGTTAGTATCAAGTCCGGGTCAGGAATCGCATCTGCCATAGCATCTAAAACTTCAGCTAGTCCTGTTAAAATATCAACCATGACATCGAATCCTTCCCCTATATTATCACTAATGAGTGAGCCAAAACAAGGAACTTCTTGTCCACCTATCAGTCCCATGAAAATATTAACCATCAAAATTATGGTTCCTATCCCTTTTAAAGCTTCTGCTGTACTTAGAGCTGTTTCGTTTACATCATTTTGAGCGCATACTAAAAATCCATTCATTTTATGATCGCCTAATTGTGCAGCTCTATCAATGTTATCTGCGATACGTTGTAATTGAGATTCAATGTATTTTAAATCTGAAGCGATGCCTCTCAATAGTGTAGCGATGTTATGTAAAAGTGCTTTTATCATCTTTGGCAATGATAATTGTGGAATGAGTTTTAAAATTTGGTCAACTGCTTTTGCTAAAGCTGGGAAACAGTCAATTAACTCTTGTGGATTAAGGGTTAAAATGGACTTCGGTATTGCTTTTACACAATTGAAAATTGACATCACTGTATCTAAAATATCAAAAACTGGTTTCAGTGGAGCCATCGCCGGTCCTATTTGTGAAAAGAAATCCATGCTTATATCTGAGGCTGTTGGTATTTTATTTATACCGTCCCAGACATAACTCAAACAAACTCCTCCGGGTAAACAGACTTCATCGATACTAGGTATTTCTGGTAATTCAAAACATAGGTCTTCTGGTGGAAATGACATAATTACTCCTAGTTTATTGGTTTATTGTTCGGTACAACTTTACGACCTCGAACTTGCACTGCGGGTGCGTCGATGTCAATAATAGCTTCGGCTGATACTCCTACAGCGCTGACCCCGTGAAACTGGAGAGCGTTGTCTTCATAGTTGAACTCAATCCAAACCACGTCCTCTTCTTTGCCGTCTATTTCTTTAACAGCTTTTAATCTGGCTACTCGTTGTCCTTCACGATCATCAATAACTAATCTTAGCCAACCTCTTCCGAAAACATGAACATCTGGATGCTCAAATTCAGGAAAAACTTCTGACTCTTGCTGATTAGTCTCTTTATTCAAGGGTTTGCCGTGCCATGCTGGTTCATAAATCGGACGGTCTATATTACCGTTAATGAATTGGATTAAAACATCTGACCCTAGTGGTGGAACATCATTTTTTCCCCAATTCTTACTTCCTCCACCTCTTGGAAAGCACCAGGGGCCCTCATTAGATCTGCCGGGAGAAAATATGCCTGGGATCTGAACTTTTACACGTCCAAGTCCTTCGTTGTCATCACGATACGTAATTGTCCCACTATAAATTCCAAATAACCCTTCACTCATTCTTTACCTATCTGGGTATGTTGACACACCCTGCTCAAATAATTCTTTTTTAGAACGTTCTGGCAATGCTAAATATTGTTCCTCAGTTAACTGTGATGTTGCAACAGTGTCTCCTTGTGGGTCAATAAACTTCCACGCTGGCACTGTCTGACCTTCGCCGTCGACCATTGCTATTAACACATTTTTATATTCCCCTGTTTCTTCTTTAATCTTTTTCTTATTATTCTTATTGTTTCTACGTTTCTTTTTCTTCGCAGCTTTTACTTCACTTAATGCGTCTTTGACTAGTGATAGTGTCATTATAAATTTGCCAGAGCTTATTTGTGAAACGACTTCTTTGACGTAATATAGCCCGTTGAAAGTCTCTGCTACGCCATAGAGTCCGATTAGTATTTTAGCTCCTAAAGCGGGGTCTCCTATTATTGTCAATGTGCATTTGTATCTCTTTTGTGCTGTATCACGATATCTACCATCTGCTATTGTTCTTGCTTCTTCTGCGGTCAAGGAACCACCAGCTATGACTTCTTCTTCACTTATCCTGAAACCTCTTAATCCGATGTCAGGATCGTCCGGGTCAAATAGTTCATCTTCGCTTCCTAAACTGACATCAATTTCGTCATCAATGCCGATGGCTTCATCTACTGGTGACTTCAATATTGGATCTTGTGCTAGGACTCGCACTTTTGCGATACCTTTGCTCAAGTTTGCTTCAAATTCTGGTGGTGCTATTATCGCACCTTCGTGCCAGTCAGTCTTGTAGATATATTCCCTAAACGGTATCTTACTATTGTCTTGCCGATGCCAGTGAAAACCTGTTGCGTCGATGTAGAATTTAAAACCATTCCTGCTGGCAAGTCTTTGACACATCTTTGCGTCGGTCATCCATCTGCCTTGTGTAATATCTCTCCGTGTCTCAGTATCTTCTATAATTGACAGGTGGCTTTTGTACCCGTATTCATCAGCTATCATTCTTACGAACTCAGAGTCTGTCGCTCCTTCTAAAAATCTGGAACGTTTTTTTGTATCAAGCAATGAAACTGGGCAATGACAAGTGACTGTTATTATTGTGCCACCTTCTACTTTTTTTACAATCATCCTGCGTGGTGCTGATGTATTGTTTTTCCATCCCCATGTAACTTCTAATTTTTGACCTTTGACGAAAATAGGATCATCAAGCATCTTATAGTCATCATTCCTGAAAGTCATTTCTAACTGGTCTTTTTTTCTATCATGATCTGAAAACTGAAAAGACATAATACGTTCCATAACGTATTCTAATAACTGGTCGTTTTTACCGCCAAAAGTAAACTCGTCACCAGAATCAAAATCTAGCAACCTCACCGCTACGACTGGGTTTCCGTATGGCATTTAGTGAAACTGTCTCCTCTGTGGGTCAAAAATAAGTGTACGTACAACTCGTTCAGACGGTATTGCTATAACTTGTCCTTCGTAAAGTTTGATAGTTGGATCTACTATTGGTTGTTGTTGGAACTCGGCGATAATCCACCATAGTCCAGAAGGCCGAGAGAACCCACCGAAATACATATGAGCGAGTCCCCATAAAGTGTCTCCGTCTTTTACTACATGAAAACGATTGTCTGGCTGTTCACTAAATCTAAAAGGCTCCCGCTCATCAAGCCATAAATTATTTTGATCATCTTTTCTGGCTATACAAAATGAATATCGACTGTATTGAAACATCAGTAACTTCCCCCTCCGCCCCATGTTCTGAATGAACCATTTTCTAACACGTCTTGCATAGTTATCCTATTCAGTGGGGCTTCTTCGAACTTGACTTTCATCTTAAGCTCTTTGATATTGTTATGAATATCCATCGATACAAATTCAACTGATAGTTGCATCAATCTGCATCTGATAGTAACGATGCCTGGTAAAGAAAGTATCACAGCGGGAGGTGAAGAGCCAATCAATCCTGTGAAATTTACCGGTGGAACTAGTAGAGCTTCTAAATATCTCCTCGACCATTCAATTTCTGCTGATGCTCCTGTGACGGTCTGTTGTGAAGTCTCTACTTCATTGTTTTCGCCTGTTGTATTTCTGTTGATACTTCTATTTGTTCCGCCTTTAAATCCTTCTTTAGTCATCATAAGACTATTCATGTACAAGTCGAATTGTATAGCCATATTATTAGTAAAACTATAACTCTGGTATTGATGCGACATGCCGATTACTGACATCTTATCGTAGTTGGCTTGTAGCTGTTCTCTAATTGGTTCTGGCTTAAAGAAAAACGTCAAATTTTGAGAATCTTCCGGTAACTCAGGATTATATATGCTTCCACGAGCAAAATCGCTTTGTCTGCGACCTGCTGAATCTCCCAAATTTGACTCTCCTGATGGTCTATTACTTGCCATGACATTTCTCCTTATTAACCAAATGGGTGCACTGGAGTGTATCCATCTAAGTCACGATCTGATTCTGACTCAAGGTGCTTTTCTAAGATGCTACTTACATTTTTTGTGTTGAGTAGGACATTAACTGGTGGTTGTGGTTTTCCAACTAGTTGTTCTAGCATTACATTTACTTGTCGTAATAGTTCTACTTGTTCTTTATCAGATTCGCCTTTTAAACGAGCGTTTTTAATCATATCGACAGAATCAGCTTGGAGTACTTGAAGGTCTGAAACTTGTTGAGCTTTTATCTCTTCACCTAATCCGACTGTACTTTCAGGATCGAAATTACGAATCAAATCTCCAGATCGTTTTGTTGTTTCTGAATTTTCATCCATTAAAACTTCTGCTACGGAAAAAGCAATGCCTCCTGGTAACATCTTTTTCATGTCGAATTGACTTGCAGCAGCTGAGGCTCCTTTGAAATCCCCGTCTATCAGTGCCATCACGGCGTCTCCTAAGTGTCCGAGGTTTGAAAGCCAATTGGCAAGAGTTTCGCCTATAACTGCTCCAACCACTTGTATTGAGTTCACTAGAACTTTGGCTACATCTACGATGAATCCCATCACTGTTGCAGTGAACTGTAGAATTGTAACCAAGTCTTTGAAGATCTCAATAGTAGTATTGATTCCTTGATTTATATCTTCGGCTGTCACACTAGACATGGCTTTAGTGAAACGTTTCCCGAATTCAATTGCACTGGAAGTAGCATCAAAAATCATCTCTCCTAATTTCGCTATTTTTAATCCAGCTTCGACACCTTTGTTTGCCCACTCTTCTAGTTGATTTTGAGACGCATCCATCGGCCCGTTTGTGAATAAATCAAAAACTCCTCCGAACGATTCTCTTAATCTTTTGAAAGCGTCTGAATCTACTAGTCGATTTATGCCTTCATCGAATCCTGCTTTTAAGCCTCTCCAGAAATGTTTTATCTTTACAATAAAATTAGCCATCCCTTCTATAAATTGACCTAATCCTTCATTGCCTGCCTTGTTTAATTCTGATTGTAGTTCTTCACTGAACTGTTCATTTTTAATAATAGATACTAGGGCTCGCCAGGCAATCTTTATTTTACTTACCATCTCTTGCCAACTCCAAGCTATACTGCCAGTATTCCTTTGAAAAGCTTTATAAGCTGCGTAAGTTGCGACTGCTAATCCACCGAAAAGAATTATGATAGCTGGCCCTCCAATTAAAATAGAACTCATCGTTGAGACTAGCCCAGAAAAGGATATCCCTAGAAGCCCTAATGTCCCTTTTAAGACTAATAAGCCTCCCACTAGTCCTACCACTGCTGCGATAACAGAAACGACAGAGGTTAGCGTGTCAATTGCTTCAGGTGGCAAACTCTTCATCCATTTCTCAAAACCTTCAGCGACTCTTACGAGCCCTTTGGCAAATGGCAATAAAATTCTTTCTAGTGATTCGCCGAAAATTCTTTGAATATTGTCAGTAATAGTTTTAAACCTCTTGTCTTGGAAAGCTAGTGAATTTGTCATCTTGCGAAAAGCTTCTGCTGTCGCACCAGAACTATTTTTCATCATATCCATGATCTCTGCGTACTTCGCCCCGTCTTGAGATGCGAGAGCTAGAGCAGCATTAAGACCTTCTACTGAACCGAATAGTTTTGTAAAAGTTTCATCGTTAAATTTTGCGGAACCTGTTACATCGTTTAAAACTTCCACTAAGCCTTTCGATTTAAGTGCAGCAACGTTAAATTCTACACCTAAACGTTTAGCTTCTTTCACAGCGTCGCCTGTTGGTTTCATTACCCCTTGGAGTGCAGCTTTTAATCCTGATATGGCTTCAGTGGTGACGATACCTTTTGTGGTAACTGTAGCAATAGCCCCGAGCATGGAAGCTGATGAGCCTCCGAGAGATTCCCAAAGTGGTGCGAGTTTACCGACTGATCCTGCTAATTCGTCAATGGTCGTTTTGCCTGCTTTGACCGCTGTGAACATCTCATCTGAAATCGCGTTTGCCGATTTGTCTCTAAAGTTGTTCATCATATTAGTGAGTCCGTCGACTGACGTTGCTACATCACTAACACCGGCTACTGCCATCTCGTTAGCAGCACTTAATAGATTCGCAGCTTGTTCTGCTTCGCCGAATCCAGCGGAAATAATTGAATACAAAGCTTGGGTTTGTTTTACTTGGTCTTCACCATATTTTGAAGCAGCTTCTGAAGTTATTTTCGCCATGTCAGACATCGCAAAGGAAGCCTCGTCTGTCAGTGTTGATACTTCGGCAAGAGCAGTGTTTAGCTCTTTGGACATTTTTAGTGCATTGTTGAATCCGTCGAAAACACTCTTACTAAAGAGGAGCATGGAACCGCCAACAGCGATGTTGGCCATCGCATTTTGTTGGCGTCTGGCATCACGCTCGATACCGCCTGTCATTTTATTAAAGCCACCACCGACTTTATTAAATACTTTGGATGCGGTGTCTTGGGCTGATAGTACGAAACCCATTCCGAATTTGTTAAGAGCCATGTTACTTCCCTTTTTTTCCAAAAGCGGCTTTAACTTCTTGGTGCCGTCTTTTAGATGCCCATTCTAAAATTTCTGTAACTTCTTCCATGGGCAGTTCTAATATATCAAAGTAACCCAGGCCTCTCATATTCCCCCCGAATATAGGTTGCCAAGAAAGCTCAAAGCGAATCGTACGAATATCGTCTAGGGATAATGACTGTAACAGTCCTACCCACGGCGCTGTACTTTCCGTTTCTTGATTCCTTTGCCAGGTAGGAACACGTAGGAGAAAGGGAGATCAAATGTGACCGGCCCTCCGCAGTCAGAGCATAAAGCTTCGACCTCTAAATCTACGCCAGCGTCCACTGAGTCCATTGCGTCTCTCAGCTCTTCACCGTCGTCTGACGTTAATCCGTCAAAGTCTCCACTGTTCCCGTCTAACCAGTTCATGATGTCTTTCCGGGCAAGTTTATCTCCTGAAGGAGGTACCACGTCGATAATCCTTGAACGAAGCCCAGCTGACATTTCCCTGTTTGGGTTCTGTTTTTTTAATTTCTCGTACCTTGCTTCTTGTTCGCCTGAAGTCAGTTCAAACAATACTTTGTGTCCTGAAATATCCACTTCAAATGGTGTGCCATTCTTTAGTTTTTCAAAGGATTCTTCTGGTAGCTTCTGATAACTTAAATCTTCTTCTAGGTCTACTTCCCAAGCGAATCTACTACGACAGCTTGGGCAGAAAACATCTGGCACGAAAAGTTTATCGCCATCTTTGTAAGAAATTTTGCGAAGACTTAACATCGCATCAACCTTGTCGCCGGAAAGGACTTTGTCCCACGGTACGTCTCCTGTAAAATTGTATGGTCCTGAATCAACTGTTGACACAGTGCATTTACTTAGCACTTGAGACAGCACTTTATTCATTTGGCTTCTTTTAGATTTACGTGCGTTAGCAAGGATATTCTCCTCAGCTAATTTAAGTTGTCGAAGTTCGACTTGTAAACCTGATGTTAATTTGAAAGTTTCTTGACGCATAGAACTACTCCTATTTCTGTTACTGTTTCTGTTGTTTGCCTTTACCTAAGTTCCAGGAGCCACATGCCCCTGGAACAATACTTCTTACTTAGTTGGCGATTAAGCAGGAACTCTTTCCCAACGGTCGGGTTGAACTGTTACAGTTTCAATCCTTTTTTCGTCTGCATCATTATCCCAGTCTCCTGCTGAGTAAGCTCTGCAATACGCATCGTAGATTGTGTATCTTTCAACTTCTTCGCCTTTGCGATTTAGCTGGACGATATCGAATGTACGATAGATGTCTGGCGTGTCTAATCCTGTGCCGGCTCCTGCATCATATGTGTCTTTGAACCAGTTGTACAGATCAAAATCATCTGCAACGCCACGAGTCATGGTTAGTTCAGGAAACGTTACTGTTCCGGGTGAATTATGAGGATGTAATCTCCCGCCTTCTTTATACTCAATATTTGCAGCTTCCGCTGTTAATTCTGAGCAAGTTTGGAAAGCAGCTCTTACGATGCCGTCTATTTCGATCACAAACTTAAATTTATCATACCACATTACTGGTTGTCCCATAGTCGTCTCCTTATGCCCCTGCTGTTGCTAATTCTTCAGCGAGTTGGCGTGTGTCTTGAGTGACTAAAATTATAATCCACTCTGTTGGTTTATTTGTTGCGAGTCCGATACGGATTTTCATTTTGCCGGCAAGCTGTTCTGTTAAGGGGTTAAGCTTATTGCTGACATCTACGAAGAATGCAGTTGCTGGGTTTCTTGTTCTAAAAGCATCTTTGTTCATTTCACGCACTAAAAACTGAGTGATAATACGTTTCGCTTTTTGGCGATTTTCTCTGTTATTGAAGCGGTGCTTCAGAATAATCATGCCTTGTTGTAAGGTTGTTTCGATAAAAATAACACCACGTCTCTCGCCGATGTTAGGAAAGTTTCCTGTCGACTTCAGTGTGCGTCCGCCGTCAATGTGCCATGCAGTTCCGGGTAGACGTGTGATAGGGTTAATCCTTTTAGGATAAATTAAATCACGTTTTTTCTCATCTAAAACTTCATGTTCTTCACTACCGCCAGGATCATCTTCTACGCCGATAACACCTGGAATAATTCCCCAACCGCCACCAACGCCTGCTGGTGATTCATACACTCCGCCTAACTTCTGGTCGTTGGAAGCGTATTTTCCAGCAATGAAGCCGGAATATGGAACTACGATAGATGCGCCGGTACCGAAAACTGTTGTGTTTGGATTTACGATTCTAATGCGAGGCCAGTAAACAGCTGCAAATTCTGTTCGCTCTTCAAGTCCTTGTGATGCTAACCAGGCGACCATTTGAGCTGCGGTATATCCGAGTGGACAATCTAGGATACAGAACATTGTTCCGTTTCTCCAAGATTCTGCGTAATCAATCATGCCGATTTGAACACCGGCAGATGTTTGACCAGGTACAATCAGTATTCGTCCAGTCTGCACAGTGTCGAAACAATACAGTCCGGTCGGGCCTGCTGAGTTGCCGATATAATCTGCGTCAACGATTCCTACTAGTCCGTCGTCTCCGCCAGTCATCGCGGAGCTTGTTCCTGTCGCAGGACGTTTAAGAAGTGCGGAATATGCGAGCCCTTGGTCTACAGCTTGAATCAATTTACTGCCGACTCCGGCATTGTTAACAACGGTTTCAATAAAATTTAATGCTTCATTATCCATCGTAAGGTTTGCGAAAACTTCTTTCACTACGCCGTTGACGATGATCTGCATATTAAATTCAGAGGCGTCACCACTTGTTGCGTTTTGAATAGCGGATGTAATGTTATCTGTGTATGCGCCGGCTGTTTTGCCAATAAGATTCAAGGTATTTTCTGCTGTTGCGGTTGCGCCGGTGTGTAAATCATTGTCTAATCCTAAAGCGTCTGACAGTGGATTATTCGTGATTTGAATTGTTGCACTTCCTCCTGTGTCAACTGTCGATACAGAAACAGAACCATCAATATTGATAGTAACAATAGCTCCTGGTTCAGCTGCTTCTACAATAGTCTTAATTTCTAAAGCAGTTATCTGACGAACATTTCCGACATTTCCAGTTCCAGAGCTTTTAGCTGTTGGAAAATTCAAATCGGCGTTCCCGGTTCCTTCGTCTGTAACTTGAATGCCAGCATCTGTTCCAAGAATATCAGTAATGACTTTAACTTGCCCGGTATCTACGGATGCAGATATACCTAGTAATTGTTCGTTAATTATTTGTGCTAGTTGTTCAACGGTGTGAGATCCTATTGCGATACTAAGAGATTGCTCGTTCCCGCCGTTTGCTCCGTCAATCGTAATCCCCATAGTGAGGTTTGTCCCTGATACCACTAGTGGGAATCCTGAGACTACTGTTGTCAGCGAAGCTTCTACTGCTGTTGGAATACAGGAAGTTGGTCCGCCTCCGTCGATGCCGACTAAAAGTGGTACGTTGGGATCTGAGACAAAGGGTTCAACTTCTGTACCTGGTCCTACTAGTGCGGGGCTATCTGCGGTTCCACTGTTTTGTAACATTACATTACCTTTAACAGCGGTTGATGTGTTTGGATCTGTATTGTTAGTAAAGTGAACGGTACGACTCACCCACATAAAACTACCGCCGACTAGAAAGAAGCCGTAAGCAGCAATGGCAACTTGTCCGTTTGCTGTAAATCCGCCGAATATTTCGGTATACTCTTCAAAAGAAGTAATCAAGGTCTTATCTGCAATTGGTCCTCGTTCAGTAATACCAAGAGCTAATGCCACTGCACTAGGCAGAGCAGATATAGACGGAATGCTAGGCTCTTCTTCAAGAATTACCACTTTGCTTGCTAAAAGCTCAGTTGATGCCATATTATTTTCCTCCGTTAATAAAACGATTGTGACGTTTATTTGTTTTTACGTTTGGTGCTTTTGCTTTGCTTCTTTTTCTTGGAGCTAGGCTTAGGCGTTAAATTTTTGTCCTGTACTTTTTTCTCTTCTTTACCTGTTTTTTTGCCTGATGGCGCACCTGAATCTTTTTTTTCTTGGTCGCTATTTTTTTCTTCCGTCTTTTCGACGATAGTTATTTTCTTTGATGTGATAGTTTTAAGACGTTTTTTCTTAACTGCGGTTTTAACTTCTTCACACTTTAATATGCTCTCTGGCAAGCCTGGAATTGGTATTCCTTTAAAAATTTCAATGTATTTGTTCTTACCTTTTGAGTCTGAATACGTTACTATCACTGGTCCAACAGGGTTCTTGTCTATATTTATGAGTGTTACTAATCTTTTAGTTTTCATTTTTATTCCTTATTGGCATAGCTCTTACTTCTTCTGTGTTTCTGTGTCGACTTCTGTAGTATCCCAGCCTCTTTCAATTATAGTACCATCAGTATCGTCTACTTGCACACCTTTGATCAAACAACCTGCACGTAAGCTTAAAATATTTTGCATATTAGGTATTGTGACACCAACTGGATAATTATTAAATGGCATTCTTAGTTCGTATTCTTTGTTATTATATTTTACTTCTGTGACATCCCTGAATAATAATAATAATGACTGATTCAGGCTATTCATATGTTTCTGGTTGTCAGCTACTATTATAATTTCAAAAGCGAAGTCTGTAACTATTGGTTCTTTTTTTCTTGTCCACTCGTCAGGTTGATCGCTTTCCACATAATCTTGTCTGTTACAGCTATTTAATCTATTTACTGGAAATCTTGGACGAGCCAAATAACAAACAGGTAAATCTGGCTTATCACGTTCAAAATCTAATTGAATTCCTTCGTAATCTCGGCTCATACTGAAATGCGTATTTTCTAAAAGATGCCTTCTGAATATACGTATCAGTTCCCTGATAACACCTTGTATAGAGGACTCGTCTGCGAGGTTAGCTCTTTTCATTTGATATGCTCCAACAGTCGTAACAGTCTCTCCTGGTATCAGTGTTCCTGAAGCGTCTACGTTCTCTACTTTTACATCAAGATTGAAAGGCATGGAAGTGTATTGCCCTGCCCATTGTGGAACTCGACAATATATTTTTGTTGATTCACTGGCTTCTGCGTATTCGCATTCGACACCTTCAAAATAAACCTTCACTGATAGCGGTAATGCCCCGTCAGTTTTTCCTTCTGCTGGTGGTGGGTCTGGTAGTCTAAAGCTTGTGCCGGTTATGATGACTATGTTGCGACCTTTTGTTAAGCCGGAAATTGGGCTAAGACTTGTTATGGTTGGTACTGACATTCTATTTAACCCCTAGAGCGCTTCTCATGCCATCCATGAATTGTCGTTCGGCATCTTTTTGCCATTCTTCAAATGATGGAGTCATGAAAGGACGTGCTGGTATTCCTGGATGTTCTATTACACTTTTTGTCATTATTCCTATCGCCATACTTTTAGAAACTTTTCCTTTGCCTGCCATGCCCATCATAAATCCACGCATAGCTTTTGTAACTGGTATTGTATAAGGGTCTGTTCCTGTCTCCATAATCTCTGCAATATTCGCTATGGTGTTGCCGTCTTCATCAACTGCTTTTCGACTAACGCCCACGAAATATCCGTCATTTTTCCCTAGGCTTTCAATACCGATTGAACCTAATAAATCTCCATTATCAATGAGTGGTTTAGATGAACCTTTCATCATAATTGTAGATTCTGCAAGTGGTTCAAATTCTTTTCCGCCAGGTGCGCCTGAGCGTATTCCTTTTACTACGAGTGTAGATAAACGAAGTGCTTGTCTTTTAAGATTACGATCTAAAGCGCCTGGTAGTTTAGCTTTCCAGGCGTTTATTTTATTGGATAGTTTTGCTGCTCCAACCATCTTTGTTTTTAATTGCATTATTCCCATTACACACTCTGGCTCTCTTGTTTGGGACTACAAACAAGTTCAATGAGATTTATTTTAGGCTCTTTAAACATGTTTAATCCGTAGCCTTGTGGTTCTGCTGTTAATACAAACATTTCTGGTTCTGTGAATGATAAAACTTCTGTCCCTTTGATGGTTTCAATAGCCTGAATCCTGTCTCCTGGGAAGATGGCTGGTTTTCCTTCACTTGTAATTAGACCTTTACTCTCTAACTCTGGCATATGTAAAAGTAAAACAATTCTTCCGGTTTCTTGTTGTCCGCCTCTTGTCATGGCGAAATGATTGAAGTCTTGATCACGGTCTAATTGGCATTTTAATCTAATTGCTGTTTGTTCTCTCCTGGAGCTTTCACCTAATTCAGTATCATTATCTACTTGAATGGCTTCTCCAAACTCTTCATCATATCCGCCATCTGTGACTTCTGAAGTTGCTAAAGGATCTAGCCTCCTCAGAACACAAACAAATTTTTGGATAAGTCTTCCTCGCATCAGACACCGCCTACACTAGCCGGTCCACAATATCGCATTAAAATAGTGTCTACTTCTTGTATGCCTGTGAATCCGTAGGCTGAATCCTCAGTGACACTTCCTTTGTCGAGCTTATAAGATTGGTCACGGGTTTTTTCTTCAATGATACGACTTGAATCAACAGCTTCTTGTGCTCCGCCATCGGATAATGTTGGCATATAAGCAGTTGTTAAAAGCATAGCAGCCCTGTTTATTTCTGCTGGAGTAGAACCATAACTTAATGGTATCTGACTATCTAATTCAGTTTCGCCTGCTTGCCCTGTTGTTCCTAATTCAGTAAATCCCCAAATGCCGAAAAGTTTAATAACTTGATTGCCTCGTAGAAATCTTCCTGAACCATAGAGCTTTCTGGAACTTGACGTGCCTCCTTGTCCGTAGGCTATCATTGGGTTCCGTCTATCGTCTGGATTTATTAAACCTTCTGTTAGATGGCGATTATAAACAATAATACTAGATAGGTCGATATCGCTTTGAGAACTAGAAATTTGAACTTCTTCAACTTTCAAAAGAGCAGCTATCGGTATATCTAAGTGGACTTCAGGGTATGCGCGTTTTATATCTACTGTTTGTACTCCGTAATACGCATCAAATCTTTGTCCACAAATTCTATCTATCATAGATGTGGCGTAATCAATTTTAGCTTGAATTTTTGAGTCAGGAAATAACGTTACATTATCCCAACCTTCTGCCCTGATTTCTTCTACTGTGCAGTAGCCTCTGACTTTCTTGTTGGATATACTGATCGCTGTGCCATCTGTGTCTGTGCTTGAGTTATAGGGAACAGCTCTGAAATTGAGTGTAACATCTGACGGTGTTTCCCATAAATAATCTTCGACATTTTCTACTAGTGGTAGGCGAGTAGTTGACCTAGTGGCTTCAGTCCAGACTGTCGGAGTATTTTCAACTTCTATTTTTTGTTGATCATATCCGTCAGCAAGTAATGTACTCAAGTTTGGTACGTTCCATTGTAGTTGAATAATTGCCACCGAGGACTCCTTTATCTAATTGCGTCGCTTGTTTCGCTTGCATAATTTCTTGAGAGTTCTAACTGACGAGTCGTATGCGGATGATTCGCTGTTTGCATATTTGATAAAGAGTTCATCCCAAAGCCCGTTTGGGTCTTTGACTGTGGGTGGGTCATCAAATGTAAAACGATATTCATTCGCTTTTCCTCTTTGAAACTCTTCGGCTTTTACGATTCGCAAACCTTTTAAATGAGCATATGCTGCGAATGCTAAGTCTCCAGTTTCCCTGTGTCGTGCAGTACGAGCTTTTTCTTCCATGTTCTTCCTTTACCTGACTGCAGTGAATCTAGTTCCCTGCTAAAAGTTTTTCTAACCTATTTTCAAATCTTTTTAAATAAGAGCTGGACAGTCCTCGTTCGATACCGCTTGCTAATATTTTTCTTGTGGCGATTATCTCATCTGACTCTTTTTCGCCTTCAGTGTTATCAGCGAGGCTGGCAGTAACTTCAGGATCTGAGGAGTCTCCCTCATTAGTGGTGTCAATGGTATCAGCTGGAGTAGAATCGGCTTCTGTGGGTGGTTTTGTGTCATCTCGTGTGTCTTCAGTGTCTTCTTCTTTGGGAGGTTGGAGGACTGATAGATCTCTTTTTGGAGCAGGACTAGACTTTGGAATGAAGCCTTCAATTTTTGCCCGGACGGCTGGTTTGCCTAATCGTGCTGAAGCTTCCATCTCTTCTTGTACGTACTCTTCTAGCTCTTCAATGTCTTCAAAATCCATACGCTCAAACTGGGGTATTTCATTTAGCTCATTTAAGTCTTTAGTGTTTTTAGCAATCTTCCAGGTAGATGGAATTCCCATAACGCCTGATTTGAAGACTGTTCCGTTCGCAGCGGTGTACGAGCGCATGTTAAAATTCTTTTTTTTGTTTCTTTCTCTTAATCTTACTGCAGTAATCATTTCCTTTACCTTCCTTTAAAAACAGAAGCCCAAGAACAAGCTCCACGACTTATCCTTGGGTATCTGTAAAGTTTTACTTGCAAATTATTTGCAAAGAACTGTTACGTTAAAAGTAACTCCGCTGATGTCACCGGTAGCATTTTCTACGCCGGTTGAACCAACAACAGCTTTTAACTTGTCGTTTGTTTGGTCATATTTGGCGAGATAAATACCACAGTCAGCAGAGATAACTTCTACTACTTCTAGGTTTGGTTGTCCGCCACGGATATTTGAGTCAGAAGCTGCTACGGCTGCAGCTTCGATAGCGTCTTTTACTACTTCAGTAAAGTCTGCTGTTCCGCCTGCAACGTAGGCGTCGTCGCCGTCAAAAGACATGCGAATGTCTTGTGCTCCGTCTACTCCAACTTGGCGGATAACTTTAATTAATACGTTTTCTATTGTCATGATAATTTCTCCTAATGTTAACTTACGTTAGCATATAAAATGTTTTTGTTTCTAGTTAATTATTAAATTGAAAACCAGGCATCTACCCCGTTACTGTAGAATTGCATACTTCCGCTGGCGGTTGCTAAGACTTTTGTTGTGGCTCCGTCAATTTCTTCTGCGCCGTCGCCGTCAGCTGTAATATTATTAGTGTTAGCGTCTCCACTCTCATCTTTTATGATGATTGTTTGTCCTTCATCGTAGTCAGCAGCTGCGGGTAAATCAACTTCTACAGCTCCGCCAGAACAGTCGACGCCTACAAGATTTATTCCTGTTGGCACTGTGTATGGTGAATCAGCATTAGTAATTGTATCTCTAGTATTGGTTACTAGGGCAACAGCTGCTTCGTTAGTATTGGATGCAGTTTGAATCTCTGCGAGTAGTCGTGCTAAGTCACGCTCAGTCGTCGCTGGCAAAGGTGTCAAGTTGCGATTACCAAAAAAATGGTCTGAACTTATGAGTACTATAGTCATTGGTTTCTCCTTATGTCTATAGGTTATAAAAAAAGCAACCAGGGCTAGTTCTCACTAGCCCGAATTACAGACTATTATTGAGTTTTAACGTTAGTAACTTTTACGACTGCGTCTTCTTCTTTCCAGACAAATCCGCAACGTACAGTTATAACCATAATCCACTCACCAGTAGTGATGTCACGGTCAGTTTCAACTCTAACTTTTCTCCAAACACCCCAGCGAGCATTTTTAGGATCTGTTAACAAGATGTTTGTTGAGTCGTTTCCTCCACCTAAATTGTCAGGGAAAACTGGAATTCCCATAATTGGACGATTTGCATAACGAATAGGAGCATCATCTTGCATGAACTTGTCGCCAAGAACAGTTGCGCGATCTGAAAGGTAATCACGATAATCAACTTCAGCATCTTCTGATGTTAAGAAGCGTTGTTTCGCTTTAGCTCTGTTGTATTGTGAAGGCATTGCTTTTACTGCAGCTTTCAACATTGATTTAGAGATAGGCTGAGTTCCGCCGTTCACGATATGTGAAGTAGCTCCCACAAGCATACCATCAAGGATTGCTAATAGTGGGTCAGTTGAAGTGGTGTCGCCGTTTACTAATAGGTCGTCCATGTCAAGAGCAACATGCTCAGACATCATTGACATGACAGTAGATTTAAAAGTACCGCCTTCGATATTGTCTTCTAACACTTCGTCGTTAAGACGAATCTCGCCTTTTAGCAAGTGAGTGTTTAGCTCTATTTGATCTGTATCAGGTTGAACTCTGTCTCCGGCAGCAAGAGCTTTACCAGAAGTACCTGGACGCAATACACGACCGTTGATACCAACTTTATCAATGATTTGTGTATGAGACTTGAGGCCTCGTACATCAACCATTTTCATCATTACTGAATCTTTAATAAGATCAACAACAAATTTGTTTGCTTGTTCGTCTTGTAAATAACCACCATCTGAAATAAGGTCAGCTACTTGCATATCTGCTTTTTGCATAATTGTCTGGTTTGCAGTTGTCATTTTTTTTTCCTCCAATTGGAAAGTGTTAATTTAATAATTTTGTTTTTCTATACTGTCGTTATTCTGTTGAGGACGTGAGGTCCTGCCCAGAAGCCCATTCTACTCGATTTTCGGTAACGTCTTGCTTGTCGCCTTTAACTGCGGAACCTACTTCGCCTGTTAGTAGAGCGGATGAACCGCCTATACTTGACTGTCGCACTTTTGCAACTTTTAGCTTTTCTGTTTGTAGTTCTTTGCGAAGTTCGACGGCTTCTGCTTCAGCTTTTTCTGCTTTGGCAAGTGCCTTCGTTATCTCTTCATCGGTTTTCTGGGCTTTTTCTACTGCGGGAGGTTCTACTATTTCTTCTCCTGCGTCTTTTGAACTAGTGTCGGGTTTGTCTTCTTCTTCAACATCTGCAAGGGTCTGTTCAAACTCGGCATCGAGCATCGCAGTGTCCACAGCGGTCCCAGTTGATTCTAACCAGTCACTCATATCGGTACTATCTGAGTTGTCGGCGTCATCTTTGGTTGTATCGGAATCAGACGGCTCTACATCTTGTTTATTTTTTTCTTCATCTGGCTTATCGGTTTTAACGACCATGAAATTACTTTGACGATTTGCACCGGCTGTAACTAAGGAGACAAACTGTGTGTCGATGTCTGTTAGTTCGTGGTTGTCACCTTTTTTAGTTTGTTTTTTAGGCATTTTCTTCTCCAATTGGTGTTCTAGTTGCTGTTCCGCCTATCGAATAAGCCCCTATATCACCGTTTTTAACAGCCTCCCACAAATCATCATTAGCGATTCGTAGAGCAAGCATCCATGTTCCTTTTATTACACTATATCCACCTAGCTCGAAATCGACTGGAGCGACAAAAGATTCTAGTATCCTCACGCCGTCTTTGCCGATAGCTTTCCAGTTGTGCATAAAATCCACTGCGCCATAATTCTCCATCCAGCCGTGAGCAGTCTTGCGAACACTGTCTGCTGAATAAATGTCATCTTGTGTATCAGGTTTTAATGGCGCTCCATCATTGCCATCATTAGGCTCTAATACTAAGGACATTACTAGGCGTTCTTCTACGACATCATCTGACTCTTCGTCTTCTGTTTTATTTATCGTACAAGAACCAGGTATCATTTTTAATGTCTTACCTATTTTCTTGTTAAGAGTTTTTATAGCTTCATGAACTTCTATTGAGCTAGTCATTGCTTTTTCGGCTTCGTCTTCATCTACTTCAACTTCGCCAGCAATCTTACCGTTCACAGCACTAACACCTGGTGCAAGAGTAATTGTTTTAAACTCAGAGAAATGCTTAGGCTCGTACTGTCTGAAAATGTAGGCGGTGTCTGTCTCATCTGAGCCATGGTCACCGACACCATCTTTTTCTGTAAGAAATGTTTTGCATTCGGCTAAGTCGAAATCAGCTTTAGAAAAGATCACTGATTGAATATCCCAGGTGCCTGCTTCGCCTTCTGGCGTTCTATCTACTTTAACTGTTGTTGAAGTTTTCAGTAAATATTCAGACTCATCTTCAACGATTACTAATCGAATTTCTCCAACTTTCTTCGCTTTGATTCCGTCTTCAGTGGGATCTTCTAATGTATGATTTGGAATTATTTTACTGACGCCTTCTGTCAGAGCTTTGATGACTGATTTAGAGTCACACTCAAAAAAACCAATTGGTTTGTCGATAGCTTTAAAAATTCCTATGCCTATTTTTGTAGTCACAACGTGCCTCCGCTAGTTCTTCCTGTTTTTTCTAAGCGTCTGGAAATCAGCGTTTCCGCCTTCAGACTCGGGGGCCATATCGATTCCGCCTAGCCAACCATCGTTCTGTTTTTCAGTTTTTTCTCGCTTCGTTTTTTCTTCTTCAGTTTCTTCAGGCTTATCATCTTCTGGCTTGTCGGTTTCAGATTTGTCCCCTTCAGGTTTGTCACCTTCAGGCTCGTTGGCTTCTGGTTCGTCTTCATTAGCGTTTGGCTCGTCACCGGTTGCTTTGTGAAGCGCTTCAAGTTTAGGTTGTACAAGTAGGGCAAGCTCTTTAAGAGCTTCAAGTTTAGCTAGGACGGCGGTAGCGTTTTCAGCTGCGTCGCGAAGTTCCCAACCGGGCCACATTTTATAAAGGTCATCAGCTGAGAAATCTTTGTTAGTTTCAATCATGGTTTTGATTTCTGTGTAGCGATTGATAATAGCTGTCAAAGCTTCTATTGCTGTAGAAGTAGTAACAGGCATATCATCATTTTTTTCAGAATCATCGCCTTCGGGCTTATTTGATTCATCGTCGCCTTCTGGTTCATCGTCTGAATCTCCTGTCACACCGGTAGTGGTTCTGCCGTCGAAACCTTTTTCTTTAAGAGTTGTAACTTCGGCTTGGAGAGCTTCTATTTTCTCAAAAAGACTATCTATAGTATTTTCTTCTGCTTCATCATTGAGAATTATTTCAACTGCTACTTGACCTTCTGCGTCTGTTACGCCTTGGTCTTTCACTGCTTGGATATTTCTCTTGGCAAGTGCGAGTTGTTCTGGCGTAGGATCTCCTGCCATTAGCAATTCAGTTTGCTCTTTAAATTCTTTGAGTGTTACAATTCTGGGCGATGTTTTGATTGTTTGTGCAGCTTGTGGGGCGTTCGATTTCTCAATAGCCTTGGTAAGTTTAGTAAGTGTTGCTTTTTCGTCGTCTGTAATTGTACCAGCAAGTAACTTTGCAGTTAATGCGCTTTGTTGTTTCATAGCTTCTTGTAACTTTGTCATAATCATCTAGCTCCCTCCGGCGTCCACAGCCGGCTTTTTTCTGGAGGCGTATATTCCTCTCCGTTGATTTCTTTTCTTAGGGCTTTGGGCAACTCATCTAAACATCTGATAAGTCCTAATCCGCAGTCCCCACGTAGTACTCTAAACCAACGACCAAGTATGTCTGTCCGTCGTTTTACCTCTTGCTGTGTTTGTATTTTTAAACGGAAACCTACGCCATGGTCCTTCTCATCTTGATCGAATGATAGTGCTAGGGCGTTTGTCATAGTCCGAATTACCTTTTTAAGATCCTCTGGTTTAGTTACCAAATCCGAAAACGGTCTGTCAATTGCTCCTGGGGACTTGGGTATTATTATTGCAACCATATATTCACTTTACCTAACCTTGTTGTAGACTGTCAAACTTTTGTTCTGATGCTTCTTCATCTTCCCAATATATTACTTCGTGCCACTCTTGTGTTGCTCTTTCGTTCTCCTCTTCTACTATTATGAATTCTTTATCGCGTATAACTGGGCCAAACAAATCTGTATTATCTTTTATCTCTGACTCGCTTTCATCTAGACTTAAACCGACTGCTGGCAGGTAGTCTCTCAATGAATTATATGTACCATAAGCCTCTTTAAATGGAATAGACTTATTACTGTTTGAATCATGATAGACTCTATCAGTAGACATAATGATCTCTTTGACTGTGGTTAATTTATTTTTAGCTTCTTTGCGTTCTTCTTTTGTTAGTGATTTGTCAAACGAAATAAAAGAGGTTTTTGCTTCTGTAGTTTTGACAGTTGCTATTCTTTTTACTTCTATTGGACTTGTTGTGCTCATATAAGTAATTGAGCAGGTTCCTGTTACAGCTATTTTGATTTTTAGCATCTGGTTCCTTTCTTCTAAAACGGGACAAATGCCCCGGCTAATGATTGTAGGTATCCTGCTATCTGGTCTGGGCAATCGTCATAGGCGTCAACTGCTGTAACTGATGCGTTGTTTAGAAATTCTTTCCGTGACATTTTACCGTTGGGCGTTATAGCAGTCGCACCCATGGCAAAAAACTCAGTCCCACTGGTTGCTGTACTTTTTGATTCTATTTCTTCTACGAGCTTTTCCCATTCTTCTGCTGATTTATATTTCCCTTTTAGTTTTTTGTATTCTGCTGTTGACCCGTAAGAAACGCCTGAATACCTAGTGTTTGTTTTTATCGGTATAAAGACTTGTGTGTTTGGTGGATCTGTATCGTGCCTGGTAACGAGATCAATGGCCCCTGCTTTGAAATTATTGTTCCTAGTAGCTTTTGCTGCAGCTCCGTTTAAACCTACTGAATCAAAGTGATGTTGATACTCGTGCCTTAGAACATCAAAGGCGTCTTCGAATTGTTTTATTTCTTTTCCTTCGCCTGCTTCACCTTCACTCCAGGTACTGCCAATTAACTGAGCATTACGGTTACTGTCTATATAAACAGCCACTTTGTCTTCTCTGTAATATGAAACTCCTTCTTTGGTCTGTTTATATTTAGGGAGCTTCTTTGTATTCAGAGCTGTCAATGATGCTTGGCTCATATTGCCGTAAGCTAAGTCCATAGCTTTGGCGTCGCTCCCTAGTGTCGGTTTTTTAGCCATATTATCAGTAGGTTTCCCTGTCGCTCTGTTTTCTTGTAATATCTGCCTCATTACTTCACGTTTTGCGTAACGTTCTTTTTTTGGTTTTTCTTTTATTATCTTTGCGACACGGCTATCTATCTCTTCTCGCATAGCAGCAACTCTCTTAATCGTTTGTTCTTTTATTGGGACGCCTACTAGTAGTCCTTGTTTTGAGTAGTCTTTTTCAAAAGTATCATACATCTTTGAAAAGTCATCTGTAACGTTGAAGCCGAATTTCTTTAACTGTTCGTCTGTAACACTCTCTTCTTTTTGATTGAAAATAGCCGTTGACGCTCTGCGTAATTCTTTTTTGTCCATCTTGTTTATTATTTTAGTATCTACTCTGACAACAACTGTACGCCCGTTGTTAGCGTGGACAATGTAATCACGTTGTGTGTGCTTTTTTGTATTCCTATCTTTTTCTGAATTTATAATTCCTTCTACTGCACTTTGCAATTTTATCTTACTAGTGCTCATAATGTCTAAGTCTCCTGGCTTTTCTATATTGTCTCCGATGTTAAGATGTACAATATTGTCTTTGTCTGTCAGTGGTATTGCGCTTAGGTCCGGTATAACAGTGGGTTTGCCGTAGAAATCCTGAGACGCAGTTCCTGTATTCTTACCCCATGAACTCTTGTTGATGGTTTTTCCTTCAGAGTCAGTTTGTACTGTTCGGTAGAATCCAACTGGACTCTTATTATTTACTGTTCTTTGTGCTGCTAATATGCGGTTCTCTACTGATGTTCTACCTTCTTCAGCTATATCACTAGATTTGAGTTTCGCTTTTCGTAGCGACCTTGGAGACAGCACTGCTTTACTGTTATTTTCTGGTGGTGGAATCGGCTTTGCTTTTTCTTTTGGCTTCTCTATCTCGTCTTCAGGCTCTGATGCTGGCTCGACTTTGGGTTTTATTCTCTTGGGCTTATTTATTTTTTTCGACTTTGTGCTGACACGATCTGTTATGGATTTTGCCACATCTTCAAGCTTGTCGCCAGTCTTGAGCCAGCCGTTTTTCTTCCCTCTTTTTTCTAAAGCAGCAAAATCTTTCTTGGTCATACTGCCTTCTTTTAATTTTGTTCCGGCGAAGTCTAAAAAGTTTTTATCTGCGTCAGTTATATTCTCCATGTCCATTCTGACATAGACTTTCTTATTATTCTTATCTGTCACTTGAACTAAGCTGTTCTTGTTTAATGCGCCTTTATTAGAAACAAGAGATGCTAGGCTCTTGCTATCAGTGAGGAAATCTTCACTCTCGGTGATGACTTCAACTAGACCATTTTGTTTTTCAATAGGTTCAAACAGTTTGGGATCATTGTATCCTGTCTCTTGACCTAAAGTCTTTGGCTTCTTGATAGTTTTATATTTAGTTTGATCATTGAAAATACTACTCTGACTGTCTTCTCTCCATACCCTGAATCCATATTCTGCGTTCGGCTTCTTTGCTGAATCCCTGGCTCTTTTCCCTGGTTCAGACGTGAATGCTTCTGGTATTGCGTAGCTATCTAGTGCTGGCTCTGTCCCTTGAACTTGAGGCTTTGTTTTAGATGGTTCTGTGTATTGTACCATAGTCCTTTGAGGCATCTCTTTGAATGATTGAATTTTTGGAATAGGGGTTGATGCTGTTCTGACTTGATAACTCGACGGTATCTGAAAAGACTCAACCCTTGGAACAGTTAAACTTCTACAGTTGTGATGATATGGTGGAGCGCCTATCTTAGCTTGTTGTGGCAGTTGATTTCCCATCTTAAATCCACTAAAACCTCCACGATCATTTACTGCGCCTTTGCCGGAACGTGTCATTTCTGCGACTTCTGTACCGGTACCGGTTGTTAATATTTTTCCTGCAGGAGTATTTTTAACTGACATAAATGGAGATACTTTTCCTATGTCTTTTGGTTCAGCGATATTCGCAGCTTCAGTTGCGATATTCATACTCTCATTCACGCTGATTACTTGACCATCCATGTATCTGCAAACATCACTTGTTCGCTCGTCTAGGATGGCGATAACTTCCATCAGTTCAATGCCGGCATCTTGATAGGTAGAAAGCTGAGAGAACGACCTAGCACGTACCACAGCGTTAGATGCGACTACATTGGCGTAGTTGTCTCCATATTTATCCCACATAGTTGGCAAATTATCTTTTAATCTTTTGCCGATTTCTTTTCTACCTAGTCCCATTGATAGTCCATCTTCAACTATCTTGCGCCCTTTGTTAGTGATGCGTTGGGATACTTCACCTTGTGCGCCTCGTAAAAACCATCCTTGTTGTGTACCGATTTGTTGAAGAGCTTTCTTTTCGTCCCTGTCAAAAGATGTGCCTATGCGTGGGAAAAACTTATCTGTTACTTGTTTTTTAGTTTTATTGCCGACGACTTCTACTGTGGTTTTTAATTCTTTTTCCCACATAGGCAAAAGCTTTTCAGTAGCAAGGGCTTTCATTCGTGTATTTAGTTTTTTAAATACCTTGGCTCTATCTTTTTTATTCAGATTCTCCCAGGGCTCGTCAACTAGTTGTTTAAGTAGTTTGTCCATGTGAGGTTTTATGAACTTCTTATCTACTCCACGTAGTCTGCCGGCGAGTGTATTTGAGATTGTCCTGATGTCTTTTTTATCAAAAATATCTTTTGCTTTTTCGAGTAATACGCCGTTTGGTGCAATCAGTTTTACCTCATCTAATTTATTAAGGACTGATAATGAGACGAAGTGTACACTTTCTAATCTCTCATGTAGTGTCACTTTTCCTCTTGCAATCGCCCGTGTTAAAACGAACGGTTTGCCTCCTGATGTTTTGATTGCTTCTATTCGTGCGCCATTTATTGAGTAGGATGTGAGCATCTTACACTCACGAGAGTTAACAATAATCATTCCGTATCCTGAGACTGCCACGGGTGAGTGACTGGCTCTTATCCCTACTCGATATAAGGCTAATGCTAAATCATTTCCAAAATCTACATGTGGAAATAGTGAAGCATAACCATCTTCTTTAGCGGAACATGGTAGCAGCAATTTATTCTCCTCGTTGTTTTCTTATTTTGCGTATCTCTTCAGCTAGACTCTTTTGTTTTGTAACGCCTGCGTCAACTAATATCTTTGGTAGTGGTATAGTTTTAGGGTTTTGCTTTTCTTGTTCAATAGTTTTACCATCTATTATTCTGAACCATACACCACATCGTTTACAAAAGCCAGATCCACATTGAATCGCCCTGTCTAATGATGGCAAGATGTCAGAACTAATGACTGAGGCTTTGGCGAATTGTAATGAGTTACACGCTGGACAATTGAGTAGGACTGTCCCTGATTTATGTTTCATTATCTCGCCGGGTTTAAGTCTTGCCCTCTGTGTCATAGATGTTTCGGGTATTACTTTCCACGGTCCTTCATACCATTTATCAGTCATCTTTTCCTTTCGGACGATACTCGTTGGTGAAATTGTTTTGTGTCATGCATACTTGTGTTCCGTTTTTATTCTTGGCGAATACATCTCCGAATAATCCAACTTTATCAACCACGACTTCTTCAAATGGACTCCACTCGTCTCTCTTTAGTATCCATGTTTGTCCTAATTGTGGTCTAGGTTGTTCAACTTTTTTCTTCATTGTCATCACCGTCACTACCGAAATCGGCATCTCCTGAGTCTACAAATCCTGTTGTTACTTCTAGGTCAAGCCCAGCTTGTCTTAGTTCTTCAGTGACCACTTGGGCAATTGTATTTTCAATAGCTAGAAGCCTCTCATTTATGTCTGCGTCTCCACCAGCCCCTGGGACAGCCCCGCCTCCGCCAGATAATGTCAATGGCATTGGTTGTTGTGTCCACGGCTCATTGATAGTTTTGAGTGGTCTGTTTAGAACATCTGCAAGTAGTTCTCTTATTTCAGCTGGTATTAAACCGCCTTGAGGAGCTGTTGCTTGAACAAGTTTTCCGATGTCTTCTGCGGAGCGTGTTGGTGGTGAATTGGACTGAAATTTCCAAAGTTTTATATTGATTTCTGGCAGTACATATTTATTCATAAGCCAATCAAAGTCTTGTCGTTCTGGTTCAAATACTTGTTGCTCGGCAAACCCAAGAGACGCAAGGGCTGTAGCTCTGTTCATTGATGACGGGGTGTAACCTCTAAGCATTGGTGGTAATCTGAATGATGCCCCTATACGGTCTGCACTTCTTTTATCGTATTCAGTGAAGAGTGCATCACTGTTTCCAGTGTCTCTCAATGATTGAAAAGTTAAGGACGGTTGCATGGTCTTTTCGTTTGGATTAGATGTCCCGCCCGGTTTAGCTTCTACTATCAGTATCTTTCCTGAGTTCTCAGCTCCGCCTATCTCATGCTTGATTCTTTTTTCTAATCGTTCTTTAGTAGCCTTGGGAACTGTTCCGCCATGGACAAATAAAATCCCTGAAGGAATAGCGTTATCTGCAAGATAGAAATAATTAGTTTCGTCGGCTTCTCTAACGCCTAGCACTGCCAAGAGATTTCCAATCCATCTTGGTGGTGGACAGGGTGTCTTTGGATCGTGTTGTGCTATCCAGAGTAATTCATTAGCTGGTACAGCCTTCTTACCTTCTCCTGGGTTCTTATTAGACTCTTTAGATCGTGTTAGAGATTGCACTGAGTCATAAGATTTGCCGGTAGTGCGTGAGATGACACGAGGGTCGCCAGGTGATTTGTAATAAACTTTTTTACTGCCAACTATCTGAACGAAAATCCTGAAGCGTCGTTTGACTATTACTTCTCTGTTTTCTGATAGTGGTGTGATGGCGTCATCTTCTGCTACTTCGACCACTTCGCCTTCTGATTGCATTGGACGGACTGTGTATGCTGGAACATAACTAAGTCTTTTCAATCTTCCGTAGCCGTCACGTCTGAACTCGATGCATCCCCATCCATGTGCTTCGTAGTCTTCTCGCATATTTTTTCGCAGCTTAGTGAATGATGATTCTGAACAACAGTTTTTAAACCAGGCATCGAACATGAATCTCTCTCGCTTGATTTGTGTCGTAAGTTTTTCTTGCTCTTCTGCCACACGTTGCCTGTATTCCGCATCAATCTCGTTTTCCTCTTCATCGTCCATGTCCTCCTCTAAGTCTTCTGGCGATACAGGACTAGGTGGTTCTGGCTTAGGTTCAGCAAGTTGATCTTCTAATTCTTTTAATCTTGCAACAGCTTGAGATAACTTCCGTGGCTTCTTAGCCTTCTTTAACTGGGCAATTTCTGATTTTAATTCTTCGACTTCAGTTTCTGCAGTGAGAGCTTCTTCTTCTGATGATACCCAATCTTCAATGAATAGAGCTTCTGCAATAGCTTTCTCTGCGTCGGTCGTTTCTATATTGTCCATCCATGGTTCAACTAATACTGGTTGGTATCCGTAGCCGTCAATATTTTGTGACATAGATTCAATGCAAGGCTGAAGGTGTGGAGTAAGTTCAATGTAATTCAATAATGACTCAGGGTCATAGGGTGGAACGACTGCTCCGAGCTTTCCCCATTGCTCATTCGCTTGAGCTAGGCTACCCAGGGCTTGGGATTCTTCAACCTCGTCACCGGCTAGGGCTCGTCCTTTTGCCATGAGTTTCATTACACTTGTTGCCACGGGTAATTCTTTATTAACCTGGTCGGGAATAGACTCTTTACCAAACTTTATTTCTACCTCTTTGGTAGCCTTTTTTTTAGCGGGCATTATAGAACCTTGCCACAAACATATAATGTAGTGTCAGTTCCTAGAAGATCAGCCACTGTGATATTAACACGGGCGTAATTGTATTGTGCGGGAATTGCTCCTTGAGCTGTAGAAGTAAGATCATCGATCTCTGTCCAAACTTTGCCGGCAACTGATCCTTGAAGTGTAGCGGTAAATGCGGCGCCGGTTCCTTTGAAATATTCAAAGCCTTTATCTGACATTTGGTTTAAGTCAATAGGGACTATGCCTGTGTCTACTGTACCTAATACTTCTTGTGGTAATTCGACAATTTTATTTTCTGGAAATGATGACATTAGTTACTCTCCTTTTTCAAGATATCTAAAGTTTCTTGTATTGCTTTTAAAACTCTTGGTTCTTTTTTTGTATCTTTTAATTGTTCATTCAATGAGTTGATTGCTTTAACTCTTGCGTCGGCTGGTAGGTTCTGAATATCTTTGGCTAGTTGTCCAGCAAACATTCCTGTGTCAAGTTGCTCATCAACTTCTTTCATAATTCTATCCATAGCATCTTCTTTAACGCCACCTGATCTAGTCAAGCAAGTACAGATAATTGGTATATCTACCTTCTCGCTTGGACTTTCTGGGTTGTCGATTTTTTTATGCCCTGACATTCCAGTCCCTCTACATTTCATGCAGAGAGGATTAGCTTTAGTAAAGTCAATATCTGCCTTCAGTCTTAAGCGTGGTGCATTTGATTTTATTTCATCCATAGTGGTTTTCCTTTTACCTGTAGACATTCATGTTTGATGTTTGCCTGTTTTGCTTTTTTAGTCCAGAGAAACTGAAAGCAGGATGGGCATGTGTTTCGCCTATGTTCTGCCCCGTCTATCGAGTGCGTACACACTTGAGATTTATCCCTGGTTATTTTTTCTACGGTTGATTTTCTTTTTTCTAATGATGCTAAAGTGTTGGTTGTGACAAGGCAAGTCATTGGTGGATAGTAAGGACTGTGCATTCGAACGAGTATTCCGCTGTCAACTACTTCGCATTCTTTATCGACGATTATCATTTCGGTTCCACCGAATAAATGGACAGGTAGAAATAAAGGAAATACTTTAATCCATTCTTTGTCATAAGCGTAGATATTGTTCTCTTGTAGTGCGATATAAACTTCCATGTTTCTCCTAAAATAAATATGGACTGTCATCTGCTTCTGCTAAACCAACAGAAATATCAACTTCATTTTCGCCTTTAGATGCCCAAGCGTCAAGAAAGTATCTCCGGGCTCCATCTAATGCTTGCGAGAATGCATCAACCATATCATCATGCTTTGAAAAAGGGAAGTCCATTAGCTCAAGAATCAAAGATCCTCTGCCTGGTTCCCATTGTGAATTATTAGGGTCCAGATGTTTATCAAATATAACATTGCCCATTTCTAACAAGGGCGTAACTGCTAATAGTCGTATGGCTTTATTGACCCTCGGTTTTGTTACTTCGACTGTGCCTGTTAGTTCTGGATAATCATTCAATACCCATTCATCTAGTGATGATTGTCCAATCTTTTCAATCAGTATCCTGAATGGAAAATACTTTGCAGCTTCTTTCTTCACTATCGATGCCATTTTTTTAATTGTCAGTCTTTGGTGCCAAGCATCTACCACATATATTTTCTTGCGTTCAATATCCACTGCGATGATACAGGCTGATGAATAATCTTGACTTGCTGAACCGGTCGGACTGCCTGCTGTATCATAGCTCGTGAAAAATTCCATAAATGGTAACCGTTCATTAAACTCAGGGTCGGTATTCAAATCTTTGTAATGTAGCCATGACTCTTGAACCATCTGGGACTCAGTATCAACTGCTTGATTACGAAATCCCCTGTTGAACTCGACGGTACCAATTTCCCTATGCCTCATTCTTAATTCATGCTCGGGCCATTTGTCAGTCCACATGCTCCCGAAATCTGGTGGGATGGCGTAGAACAGAGTAGTGTAGGCTGGGTTGTCCATCAACATGTGGTTCAAATCATCTTTATGCCATAGTGTACAGATTGCCCAAACTTTAGAATCTGGCTCAAGTAGGTTTGTCCAGTCAGCTAACCATGCCATTTTAATTTGTTCTCGTAGGGCAGGAAATGATAAAGCATTTCTTCTGTCTACTACATCGTCTGCTATCAGTAGGTCACATCTACCACCGGTTGCTGTCGAAGTAATTCCTAGAGCTTCGATTGAAGCGTCACGATGTTTTGCATCTCTTCTAACGTGGACCTTATGAACATTCCACTGAGCGTCGGGGTCTGGCTCCATGTGAGGAAAGACTTCTTTTACCCTTGCGTTGTATAGGATATTTTGACTTACCTCAAACAGTCTCTCTTTTGCTCTACCATCAGACGCACAGGCAATCTTTATTCTCAAGTTAGGATCTCTTCCTAATTCATAAATTACTCGTCCAATTATTTGTGAGGTTTTGCCATGGTCACGAGGGGCGCAAATAATCAAACGATTTTCAGTATCCATCGCGTCTGACCATTCATCATGGAACCATTGTTGCCCGAATGCTTTACCTGTCCCTGGGTCGACGAAACAATATTCCATAAACGCTGGGAAACTTCTCCGGGCTTTTCTTAGTTGCAATTCTTGCAGAGCTTGCATTCTAAACTGTAGTTCACGTTTTCTTTTTTCTGGTTCTACCTGGTCAGGACCTACTAGGTCGTCGGGGGTCATCAAATGTTTTTTAGTGGCATGCCATCTTGTGTGGACTCTATCTTTACCGAGTTTTTCAATCTCTTTAGTGGTAGCCATCGTTTTCTTTTTATCCCGGGTAAGAGTAGTGGGCGTTTTGAATACGCCCCGTATAGGTCATTTTAAGAGGACTGGAGTTAGACGTCTGAGCTTGTCTCATAAGATCACTTAGAGCTTCTGGCGCAGTTCTGCCTACCGCTTCAATTGTTTTTGAACAATTACATTTGGCTGTTAGATAGACTGTTTTATTCAGCGAATCGCTGGTATCTCTTACGGTCATCTCACTGTTACAAATTGGGCAATCTACTTTCATTTTGTCCCTCCTAATTCTTCCTCTCAGCGCATCTGGCGCATTTGTCTGTTCGTTCTCTCGGGCAAAAAGCGCATCCGATATTCATTAGATGGTATTTGCAAAAGAATTTTAATCTGAATCTTACTGGTTCGGCTCTTTCTTCGCAACATTCTGCTTGGCATGTGCCGGGTAAAATTCCGTTTTTGTCTAGGATGTAGGCAATTCGTTGCCACTTCCTGGTTAATTTGTATTTGCTTTTCTGACCTTGACCTTCTCTGCGTTTTGGTTTGTAGATACATACCATCAGACCTCGGCGTGTCATCTCTCTTATAAATCTGCTGGCTTGTGCCTCTTCTATTTCTAACACATCGATCACATCGTCTCGTTCTATTATTCTTTCGCTGTGATCTGTTTCGCTCTTTTGACATAATGCTAACCTACAAATTTTCTGAAGTGTAAGACCAAAGTATTGAACCCCTCTGCCCATACTATTGCCCGGGTATAAAGAACTGGCGCAAGGCAGCATATCGACCTATCAATGAGGCGTCGGCTGTATCTTCCTTGAGGTTTACGTTCCATATCCCTTTGCACTTCGCTATACTCGCTTTCTTCAGTGTCGCTCTTTTGTGTCCATTCAGTTCTTTACTCTGCCAGGTAGCGGGGTAAATATACTCAACATCAATCCCGTGGTAGATAGAAGCTTCTTCCCATCGTCCAGCTTTCTTACAAATCTTCATTGTGGACTGAATGTTCTTAGAGACGAACTGGTTTTCAATGAACGTTTTGATAACCGTATCTTCTAGGCCATCGAGTGCCAGTGTTAATTCCCTGACTGTACTTGCGTCATCTTTAAACTTAAATATTCCATGTCGGAGCAATTTAGGATTGGCTGATATACTTACGATTGCCCATCCTGATGTTGCCCCTGGGTCTATTCCTAACACTGCATTCCCCATGTTGGTTCCTTCAAGTTATAAGTACACTTTAACATGTACAGGTTTATAGATCAAGTTCGGGAATTAAGATACAGGTAAAAGTGTACGCTTGTCAACTTATCAGTTAATCTATTTACGATAATTATTTCAGGTAGTTTGTTTTGTCTTGATACTAGTGGTTAGTATGGAACTAAGATTCTGCTACTCTCGCCTTGAGTTGTTGCACAAGTCAAATGTGGTAAGTCGAACTAATTCCTCTTAAACCTTTCCACGGAAGCACAGACCAGTCAACCGGTTCCGTATAGTGTGATTCATGTTTGCCTAATGGTCTTAAATCAAGGTTATCGGCTTGCTGGCCCTGCTCACATATAATAAAACGATTATGCGGGACATCAGCTGCGGGTGCAATCTGTACAACAATCTGTTTGTACTGTTCGGCAGTCTGGATACTGTTAATATCTGGACTCACCTGTGAAATTTTCCCTTCATTAGCGCTGTCACTTTCATGTGCTACTACCGTTAATGATAATAGCAAGAAAGAGACTAATACTAACAAAAGAATTGTTAGAAATTTCATACTTCTCTCCTTATGTTGTTGGGCCTATTATTAGGCCATTTGTTATTCATCAAAGTCAGGCAGTTCTACTGTCTGCCCTGCGAGTTCATGTGTACAATCATTCAGAAACTGGATCTTACCTTCTCTTACAAATGAATGACAGATATACTGGGTTCCTTTTCTCGATTCTGATTTACAATGTATAGATGGCGTAACAGTCGGTTTGTCTTCTTTAGTGCCGGTTACTTTCCACAGTGGGTGTACTGTTCCACTTGTTCTGATTGAATGAGCGCTCTGACAGCCTGGGCAATGAAACATATGGTGTTCGTCTTTGTAGATGTCTGTATACTTATGAAACTTCGCCATCGTTACCTTTGAAGTCAGGCAGTTCTACTGTCTGCCCTGCAAGCTCATGTGTGCAATCATTTAAGAATTGAATCTTACCATCTTTTATAAATGAATGGCATATTGTTTCACCTTCAGCGTTTCTGCTTCGCACTCTTATACTGGGCATAACGGTCGGTTTGTCGTCTACTACTTTAGATACTTCCCAGATAGGACCTTTGCCTGTTGTTAATACAAAGTGTCCGAAACTATCTTTACAGCCTGGGCAATGGAATAGATATCCTCGTTGGGTTTCAGAATGTTTATATTTGTGGAACTTAGCCATAATATTCTCCGAAAAAAACCTGATTCTTTAGCATGGGGAAACACTAAAGAATCAGGCACAAAAGACTACACGCATTGAAGTCTTAAAGATTTATTATACTCATCCGGTACGGTTTGTCACTATTTTGTTTTGAGATAGGACTTCTGCTCGTCGTCTGTCGGCGTTAGTTTCATTATCTTTGAGCTGTTGCCTATGACACTCTGGGCATTTCAATGTTGCTTGCCCTTTCTCGATCTGGTCTTTCCATTTTAAAGCAGCGTTCTTACTAAACTCTTCAACACTCTTTGATGCTGCCACTCGTCCTTCAGCGTCAGCTCCACAGATGAAACATGGTACTATCAGTATGAAATATGTATTGTTGCTGTAGTTGCTCTCACGCTCTATCAGTTTAACTTTTATCATCTGCAACTAATCTTGGTCCTGTTGGTTTATTTTCTGGTTCTGGTGCTGTCTCAGCTTGTTGGGCGTAAGTATCAATATGACTCAGTCTTGATGTTAATTCGGCAGCAGTGTTGAGTAGAGTCTTACCGCTGAACACGGATAAGTTAACCAGTGCAAGGGCGATAGTATTCATTGCTTCACAGTACTGTTCTGCAGGAGTTTCGCCTAGTCCTTCGATTTCTGGACTCGTGATAAGACATCTGCCTTCCATCTGAACATCAACAGCAATTAGATTACTATCTTTCTTCTTTGGTACTAATTTCATTTCTGGATAGATACCCATCACTCGTATGGGCTTTTGTTTTTGTTTATCCATGATTTAATCTCCCTGGCCCGTTTTTATTTCCGCCTGGTTTTGTCGCGTCACTATCTTCACTTATCAATGGCTTAGTCTCTTCTGTTATTATCATCTGTTGTACATCAAACCACTGGTCCTCTATAGGTTTGCCTTCTACTAAAAGAGTGGCACGTACTCCTATTCTTTTACAACTGTACATCCAGTCAGTTATTCCGATTACAATCCCTTCGAATCCTGTAATCTCATCTTTTACTTTGAACCCTAATTTGATTTCTTTTTTCATTGGTTTCTCCTTACCATATGTTTTCGTTGTCGACTAATCTGGCGTTACCTCGCCATGATACTTTTTCTAATTTCTCTCGCCTAGTCTCAGCAAAGGCTTTAGCGAACTTCACTGATGGCAAGTAATTATGTTTCTCCGATACTTCTTCCCTGTGCTCTCGCCATATGAATAGTTGGACTCGACTAGTCTTTCTGTTCCGTAATATCTGAAAAGTAGAGTCGCCATCTTTTGTTACGTAATCGCTGTTGAAATCAAAGGGGACAATAACTCTTTTCCATTTCATCTTTTTCATGCAGCTTCTTCTTTCAGTTCTACTAAGAGTTTTTGCATTCCTGGTACCGACTTCTTCATTCGTTTCATCTGTTCTTTAACATATTGAGTGATTAGAGTGTGGTCCATATCGTTCACTTTGTCCACAGCTTCAATGTCTCCATTCATATATTTTCTTGCGTCAGGTGCTCTCTGCATAAGGTTCGGCGGTTCAAATTTCAATAAGCCAGCATCGATAAAACCTGTGTGGAGTTCTTGTAGTATAGAGCTTGCTTCACTAATTATTGTTGGCGTCTGTTCTTTCACGGGGATGTCGTTCAATGGTTTCATAGTTTTCATTACCATGGACTTAATTGTTTCTGCAGCATCTTGGCTTACTGGCACAAGCATCCCGTATTCGACTAATCCACTGTAAAGTTCTGCTGATACTTTCTTCAAGACTCTCGCCTGGATTATCTCAAATATCTCCTTGGCTAAAGATCTCTTCTGATTTCTCACCTCCATTATTCGGCGTTGGTCTAGTGATAGATTAGCCATGTTCTTTCGCTCTGCTGTTGTCTTAGCGATACTCTTGGCTCGTCGTTTGTCTCTTGTTGATTTGTGTTTTCTACTGCTCATTGCGTGTGTCCTTTTGTTATTCAAAAAAAAACCTAACCATCGCTTATTATCGGTGGGGGGTTCAGTACCATAAGCGACGGTTAGGAAAGCAGGCTTTACTATACATGGTACCACTTTACTAATCAAGTTCTTTTTAAAATTAAATACTACCTGTTCCCATGGAAAATTCTGGTAGTGGATTCTCCATAAGGCATGAGAATAAATGTAAGACATTCTGATTGATATTGACATGATACTTCTTTTCAGGAAATACCATGATAGCCTTGTAATCTTCTCCTATCCAATACTTCTTCAGCATCGCTATCTCGTTGTAGTGTGGTAGTTTATTGGATTTGGTATGGCTGATGCTCGCATGTATCCATAGTCGACAATCACTGTATGTCATAACGGACACAATAACTCGCCTGCCTTTCTTATCTTCAAAGAGTGCCCCATCAGGCAAGCACAATTTTCTTTTCCAACCTTCTGGTTTGTTCTCATCACTAACCAAAAAGCCTAATCTGATTTCTTGTTCTGGTGTGTCAGCCATCTTTAATATCTCACCTGGTGTACATCCGCCTGAGCTGTCAGCTAACATTTGTTGAATAGCTTGGCCTGCAATAATTGCTGATGGTGTTACGCCGTCTAGGTTTGGTGCTGTCTTGTTCATATCATTTCCTTTCTTAAAACATTGGTTTACTTTCTCTCTTCTTTATGAATTTTGAATACGGATGATCTATCACCCGTTGTCGCATTCTGACGTGTAGCGCTTCACTGTTCCGTCTCTTCTGTGCTTCAATCTCTTCTGGTGTCTCATTCTTTCTGCTAAGATAACTCTTATGGACTGTTCTGTTCTTGTTATCTCTATCCATCAGCACTTGATAGTAGTCGCCTTGCCCACTGCCGTTGATGACACCCCTCATGTTGGTGTTAGATGGTTTGTTGCTAAAGCTTTTTTCTATTCTGTAGTAAACCACTTCCCCGTCAAGGAACATGCCTTCTTCCATCATGTCCACTGTCTGCTTCAATATGGTAGTCTGTTGGTCTTTTAATCGTTCTGCTAAGGTCTTATCTCTAATCAGTCTTAAGTCGGCTCTGTCAGTCGCCTGTGCAGTATAGGGTTCGTCGCCTGTTACCATCGTGCAATCTGCACAATCATATTTTACGAATACCCACTTCTTATTAACACTAGACACAATCCCTTTCTTGCAATCTTCATCAAGGTACATAGCTCTTGCGTGTTCAGGCATATAGAGAACAGGATCTCCTTTCTTGTATTCTACCTCTCGCCTGGCTTCTCGCTCTATCTGTTGAATCATCTTAGCTTGTTCTTTTGCTCTTGTCATGATGACCTCTTTGACAAAAATAGGTCATTGGTTATTTTTTCTTTTTCATTTCTAAATCTTACTCGATAAGACATATCTGAACCTCTTGAGTTAATTATGACTCCTGGGCGTTTCTTATATTCTTTTTCACCAGCTATCGGATGGTAATACACTAGCTCTCCTGGTTCAAACTCTTCTCTGTTTGATGATTGCCCTAATAAAGATGGATCTATACCAAGGCTAGATCTCACACTGTTACCTAACTCTTCGACATGCGCTGCGTAATCAGTTTCTCTATCGGTTGGTGGGGGCCAGACTTCTGATTCTAATAATTTATGAGTAGCCTGCTCCACTGTCCACGCTGTCAGTCTTCTAGTAATTATTGATAATGTTTCCTCATGAGCTATCGGTTTTAATACTAGTTCTGCTACACGAGCCACGACCTCTTCTAATGTGACGAGCCCTTGTGTGATAGCTCCAGCCACGGACTTAGAACTCTCTTCTAATTTTAGACGTTCAATCTCTTTTGATTGTTGTCCCCATTTGTTTGGCGTATCGCTCATTGTATCTATTCTCTCATTCTTAGTAAACAGTTTGTGCGGCAGACCATTTCTGACATATCTAGCATTGCGAGGGCGAGTTTAGTCTTGCCATCGGCACAATTTCCACATTGACAACCTTCTTCTTCAGATTTAGAATCGGGCAATTGAGAACCGTGTAATTGTGCACATTCGGGGTTTCGCATATCCCAGAAACATATATTCTTTAAAATATCTTGTCGTTTCATTTTGATTATTCCTCAGACTGAAAGCACACAGAGTGCGTATTTTTGTTTTGTGTATGGATGGTATCGACTCTCACCTGAGACAAAGTTTACTGTCTGCTGATTATAAGGTGGAGGGATTGCAGGATTTCGTGTCCAGATTTCATAACACAAATCTCCAAAGATTGATTCATCCCACCAGCAACCATTACCTGTTGGTGACATCAGAATAGATTGAGCCTCTTCAATAGTGGGTAATCGCCAGCCAACGAGAGCGCAAGCGTTTAAGCCTTCTGTCCATGTGACAAGAAGATGAGCATCAGCATCCCATAGTAAAGTTATTACTTCTGTGTCTTCTCCCATGGAAGTGTCACTGTCCCAATCAGTTCCCCATCCACTGTCAGTTCCATCGGCGACTTCGCTTCCTGTTTCTGTTTCGCTTTCCGTATCATTCTCGGTGTCATGGTTTGTGTCCGTGTCATTGGCTTCGGTGTCGACATGTTCGGTTGCTGTGTCGGTATGTTGCCAATCAGTATCGGCTTCGGTGTCGGATTCTGTTCCGGTTTCACTGTCCATGATACTGGTATCTTCTCCGGTGTCATCATATCCACATGGAAGTTCTCCAGTTTCGTCATAACAGCCTGAGTCGCTTCCGCCATTATCCATTCCTGAAGTTCCGCTGTCAATTTCTGACGATGTTCCTGTGTCACTGGAACCAGCGACTGTGTCTGTAGAAGTATCCAGGCCACTATGTCCTCCATCGGAACTAAGCCCTCTTGTATCGCACTGCCCATTGATTTCGCACTCTCTTCTAATCTCATTTTCTCCAGTGCTCGTGCCTGTGTCTCCGCTCTGTTCTGTTCCATATGATACCTCTACATATCTTCGGCTCATCTCTCCAGAGCAGCCAAGAGTTAAAATGATTAGGATGAGTGTAATGTATTTCATCTGATTGCCTCCAGTATTTGTTTTACTGTTACTAAGTTTTCTTCTTCACAGATTATCCTAAGGGATCTTCTTTTTGTTGTACGCAATAGATGACCTCTGTAATATATATAGATCCCTTTGTGCTGATATTGTATTTGTCTTATCATTAGGTTCCAGACAGTCTTGACTGATTTCTTCTGAATCTTTTTTATGTCAAAGTTTCTTTTAGTCATAATCAGTACTTCTCCTTGAGCTTAACTTTATATTTTTCCCCGTCGACTAATAAATCGCAGTTAGTCTCGGCGTTGAATTTTATTGTAGCCTTCCACGACATGTTGACGAGAATGCTGCCACAGAATAAGCCCACTACTAACCCGATAAATAGTTCCATGATTATTCTCCTATAAATCTTTTGATTAGATCTCTCGCGTATTCAGAGCCACCGATAACAGCCCCGAGAGGTCTTTTAGAAATTATCTTTTTGATAGCCCTCTTTGCCATTGTAAGAAGTGGTCCTTCTTGAGGCGCTCGTGACAAAGCGACCATTATCCCATGGGTACTGGCAGGTATTACATAATGGCAGAACATCTCAAAAGCTTTTTCAATATTCTCTGCTGTTGGTCCTAGATACTCAGGGTCGTTATCATGTTTCCATCGTATCCAGAACTCTTTGACGTAATTATCATTAGGTTTTAGAGGCATTATCACTTCTGCAATTATTCTTCCTTCTGCCTGGTCTTCTGGCGTGTTGTTCTCTTTGTCACACTTAACATGAAAGCCGTCTTTTTTAATTGATGCTAGTACTTCTTTATCTATACTCATGGTGTTTCCTTATAAATGTGAAATGAGCGTTATGACAAATATCGTAAACTCGACAACGAGAAATAGTTTAACCATCTCATCATAGAACTCAGGCTGGTTGCGGTCTGGAATCTTCAAGCTTAGGAACCTTGTTCTTTTTGGTACTGGTTTTTTTTCAGATCTCATTATAATTTCTCCCAGGCGGTTAGAGCTAGGTTAAATATCTTGTCTTCGCATTCGTTCTCTTTTTCTACTATTCTAATCCATATTTGATATGGGTGTACACTGTCGTGGCATGTTGATCTGATACCGTTTTCAATTATCACAATGGGGCACTTGTTACACCGAATTAACTGGCTAATCATCGGCCTTTTCCATCGTTTGCAACAGCCACATGAGCCATAGCCTCTGTCTTTTGCAAGAGGATGCCACTTAGCCATAGTCTTCATTAGTGCGTCGGAATTAGTTTTGACTTCCATATAACGACAGTCGACTAAGTGCTTCTCGTTATCGAATGGATAATATTTCGTTTTCTCTATTTTCTTACTCCCCATAATCATTAGCCTTTCTTAACTCTCCCCACGGGCGGGTGAACTGTTTAATTATCTGCTCAATAAGCGGTGAAGGAATTGAACCCTCACTAGTTACCAAACCGCTTTAGGTGGTCAATCTGTACATAATGTACTCCTTTGGTTAATGGTCTGTTCTAATCTGTATCTAATCTCTACCTTTATTATAAAGGCTAGTAGGGTTTAATTCAAGTAATTTGTTTCTGGACAGGACTGATTAGGGAATTAGTTTTAACGGTTAGGGTAACGGTTTGTTTTTTTATTACCCTTTAAAAAGTAAACGGTTTAGGTAACGGTTAGGTTTTAGTGACCGGACAAGCAATTGATGCAATGGTAGCCAGCTCTTCTGGTGTAACCTTCGTATATTTATTCTGTTTAAAATATTTACTGTCATGATCTGCCCAGCCCATTCTAGAACCAAAACCGTCTGCCCTATCTTCAAAGCAAATACTTGTCATGTATGAAGCCACTGTAAGGCTCGTCGGCATGTAACCATTAGTTGTTTTTACTGCACTGGCTTCTTCAAGCTTCTTGAGTATTGATAATCCTTTTCCTTTTTCTACATCGCAATATATCTTAATCATATCTACTCCTTCGATGACATCTGAGCCGATGAGATAGGAGCCACTGACCTGTCATGTTCAGGTGTAACGCCGGTTTTAAAGAAATTAAGTAATTCTTCCTCTGACCAATCAGCATATCTACTCTCTTGTTTGACGGTTATCGTAGCATCAGATACTCCTAAGCATCTCTCTGCTGTCACCTGAATGTCCTTTAAATGCTTCCCGATTGCGTCGGGGCTCAAGTCATCAGGGTCAAGTGTTTTGATTCTCATGGCGACCCTGTGGAGGAATACACGGGATGCTGCAAGAACTTCTCCTCTTAATGTTGCGAGTGTATAGTCTTGTTTTTGTTGAGCATTCACTATCACTGATGAGTATCGGTCTTTCAACGGTCGCAGGTTTCTCTTGGGGTCGCCTTTCTCAACATACTTCTTTGCTGTAGTCGCGTTGACTGAGCACACTTTCGCTACATGGCTTATGGATTGCCGTTCAGTATATGCTTGATACATCGCATTGTACTTCTCTATTGAGATCATGCCCGGGATCTCTTTTGTAGGACCTAAACCTTTCGCCTTGCGATTTTCTTCCTTCTTCTTTTCTTTAGCAACTTTCTCTTTGAATATCTTATCAGTAGCAGGAGCAATTGTCTTATTTGCTGGGGCTCTTCCTGTTGGTCTGGATGGTGCGCCACGTTTCTTGGGCTTCTTTTTTGATACTGATTTCTTTTTAGTTACCATCAGTTACCTCACCCATGTCTACTGGTTCAACGTCTGCAACCCTGTAACAGTTTAGTTCTATTTCTTGTTCTTTCATAAATTCATAGATTAGTTTTGTCAGGTCTGCTTGTAGCTTGTTTTCTGCTTCTGTTCTTTTTTCTCTGTTCCAACACGGGGAATAATCGAAACACTCGGCAGCTTCTCCTGCAATATCGTAAAGCTGTTCTTGCATGTTTTCAAATAGTGAATTGATGTCCAATGAATTATCAATTAGGTCTTCACGACTTATTCCTACAACTCTCGCCACATAACCATGTTCGTAATCTTCAGCTTTTAACTCTTCTATCGCTTCTTCTTTTGAGTCACACTGATTGCTGAATAATTCCCCGTCGTCACTATATGCCCATTTTTCTTTTATTTCTTTAGTTGCCATCAGTTACCTCGTCTGCTCCTTGTCCCCATGCGCTTCCATCATCAAGTGATTGTTGTGCTAATTCCCTCGTCCTGTAGGCATGTGACTGTGTAGTATTTCCGTAAGCACTTTCACATGGTTCAAAGAAATATGTTACTTCGATTGAGTCTAGTCCTATATCCTTTTTAACCCAAATGTCCGTTATGACTTTTTCTATAACTTCTTCTTCCATTGTTATATTATTCTCATTTGCGAAAAAGGCTGTTTCTCCTATTTCAAACTCGACATCTATTTCTATCTTTACCTTTGTCATTCTTTACCTCGTCTGTTCTGGTTATAGTCTACTTACCCAGCTTTGTTCTTCTTCTGTGCCTTTTCTAATGAATTTTAGATTACTCTCCACTGTCCCTCCACTTCCGCCATCTCCGCTGATAGGATAAAGTGAGTAATAGAAGGTATTAGCGCTGGTTCCTAGGAAACCCCACTTTTCATGTGAGTACTGAAAGGCTGTTACCATGTATTCATCGGCATTAAGGAACGGATGATTTGCTTTAACCACGTCACCGATTTCAAATTCTGATTCTAATCTCATACTTTACCTCTTGTTCTTCTGGTATCTTAGTCTTGATTTAACTTTTTTTTCTTCTTCTTTAAGTGCTTTTATACTCTTTTCAAGATTACTCATTACGTCTCTTCTAAATTGGAACCTGCGTTCTTTCTTGGCGTATTCTAAAATAACATGGATAGGGTCTAATATTTCAGAACATTCAGAACATTCAATTTTTCTTAGTTCGGGGTTTACGGTAATTCTTGAATGATGACATGCCCCTACTGGACGTTTAGTTATCTCTAAAGCTATTTTGCCAAATTTGGGGCGGACAATATTGTCTTCTTCTTCATCAATTTCCATACTTTACCTGGTCTTTCCTGATTATTTAATTTCCCAAAAGTATTTCTCTTTAATGTCAGCAGGAATCATATCTGGCTTGTCTGTAGTCCATAATCCTACGGTCATATGTTTGTGGTTCTCTAACTTTTTATCAACTTCTTTACCTTTGTTGATTAGTGCAATCAAATCAGTGGCACTAATTACTACTGGGCAAACAAGTTCTTCTAATTTATCATCCTCGTCATCTTGATACATCCAGCATTCTTCATTATTAAAACGTTTGAACTTCTCACTCTTTAAATCTTTTATGGTTTCGGATTGTTCAGCAATTAGATGAGATAAACGTTTAGCCTCTTCGCGAAGATAGAAAACTTGATTCACTTCTTCTCTCGTTTCTTTTGTTTTGGTTGTTACATCGGTCATTTTGTCCCCTTTTTTATTCTGTGATATTATTAGTTATAGCAAGGATTAACTCAGCCTGCTTTTTTATCTCTTCTTTTAATGTTGAAAGCGTTCTTCTATCTGTTACTTCTCCGTCTTTTGTAAAAACTTGACCATTAAAAGGGATTACATATCTGCAACCCTGAAAAGTCATTGCGAACCCTGTATCGGTTATTCTGTCAAATTCTGTTTTCATTTGTTGCCTCTTTGGTACTCTCGTCTTCTTCAATCAATTTAAGGTCATCAGTACTGATATGCACTTCTTCATAGTTAACCCGATTTTTTAGATTTTTGGTTAACTGTCTACATCTGTAAATGATAACTGGGCTTCGACTAAAGAAACCGATGGAGTATTGATGCTTAATTACTCTCCCGAAAACTTCCATGTTAGTATCCTGAAGGATAGTTCCTGGTGCGTAGACAGTATGAATAGAATTTAAATAATCCCTTAAAGCTTTCTGGTCTGCTAATACATGCTGTTTAGCGTTTTGTTTTAATTGGTTTTCGTATTCTTCTTTAGTCATTTAACCTCCGTAATGTTTTCTGTTCTTAATATTCTTCCAAAACAAATAACGTAATAAATCTTTCCTGGTTCTGCTCCCCACTCTGGCAATCCTCTGGTCTTTTTGTACCCATTGTATTTAATATAGAAAGCTGGGCGTTTGTCTCCGTATCCGTTGGTGAACTTGATAAATCCAAACTTCTTTCCTTCGAGTCTTTTTGTCCAGTAAGGTTTTATCTCCCGGTACTCTTCAAACTTGATGCCTGATAGAATCATATCAAACCACTTCTTTTTAAGTGTTAAGTGTAAAACGCTCATTGTGACCTTTCTATTAAACCCATCTCTTTTCCAAGCTTATATATTCTAAATACTAGTTCTCTCGGTAATCCTGTCATCTTTGCTACGAAGCTCAGTGTCATCATTAAGTTATTATCGCGCATCGTTTTTTCTAGTTGCCTTGAATCTATCATTACACCTAGCTTCTTTTTCCGCTTACGATTAGCTCTAACCTTATGATTCATTTTGACCTTTCTAGTACGTTTCAATTATGTACTGGGTAACTTTACGCATTTGATAATCAAGCATCGCTAATCTAAATCTGTCAATTATCTTAAACCTGTGGTCTATTGCTACAAACTTAAATCTTATCATTTGTGTTCCTCAAAAACATTATAGCCTGTATTGCGGAGAATTGTTACATATTGTAACCCTTCGGCACGACTAAATACTACTTTCTTTTCATTGTCAAAAAATGTATAGAGTACACCTTTTTTTGCAAACCCTGAATACACATAGGGGTTGTCGTCTTTATCTTGGACTATTAGTACATCCCCATCTTTATACTTAATGTCTTTCGACTTATTCCCCCAGGGAAATTTCTTTTTTATTATCTCCGATGAAATGTAACCGAGTACTCCTGTTAATATCGACAGTAATAAAGTAATCATTTAGAATCCTCACGTGACAATTCTCTTTCAAGCTCTGCAATTAAAAGTGCTGCAGCTATTGTCAGCGATTTAACCCTGTTATCTTTGTGTTTAGCTACTAGTCCCCATGCGTCAGAACTGTGATAATTACTGCTAACTCTTTCGTCTGTGAATTCAACTGCCAATTCCGCAGACCTAACAGAAAGTTCCCCAAAATGGTGCTGTTCGTCATGAACACGTGACCACCCTTTTTCTATTTGATGTTCTCGTTCTTTTATTACTAGATTTATTGCTTCTGATTTTGATCTTGACTCTTCTCCCCAAGGAAGTCTTAGTTTAATGTAGTCTGACCACCAGCCTGTCAGTGGAATTACTAGCCCTATGATAAAGAAATCATACTTTCTGCCACCTTCTTCATCAATATGATAAGCTATTCGTATAAAGAACCACTGAATTAAAATCATGTTGAGCCAACCTACCCATGATAGTTCTGATAAATATTTTATAAATGATTTCATTTTTTAGTTCCTCCTAGCTTAGGTATAGCTTTTAGTTTTAGGATTTGTATTCCTAATGGTTTCTCACTGATAAAGTCATCTTGCTTGATTGAATAAAAAAGATTGCCCGAAAAATCAGATTTTATTTGCCATTCCCCGTGGTCTGTTATTTCATTCACAAAGATTTCAGTGTCTTCATAACAAGGTCCTTCGTCAACGGCGATAAAATCTTCTTTTGTTAATGTTCTCATTTGGCTTCTCTCTTTGTATTCTGCTTTTTTTGTGTGGTATCTGTCGTTGTAATAATCAAACATTGCTGAATCGTTTCTCTTTTGAAAATATTCTGACCATTTGCCGTCTTCTATGAAATCTCTCCCGAGATCTATTAGTTCTTGGGGAAAGTCGTTACCTCGTCCTATGTTTTCTAGTTGCTCCACTAGAACTCCACTGATGCTAAGTAACCTGGTCCATGGAACTTAATCCATTCGGCACAGGTCTTTTCAGTATTGGTACCGCCATCTGAAACTTTTCCGTCTTTAACCATTATTCCCATTTTATGTTCCGGAGGAAGTGCTTTAAATGGGCAATTGTCTTCAGTGTGATAATCACTTCCGAATGATATAATACAAAGACCTGTTGCTTCTTCAACGCTGGTAGCAATAAAGTATTCTGATTCATTGAAATATACTTTCAAGTCAAGATGACGAGCCTGCTTTAGCTCTTCTATTATCGTTATTAATTCGCCGTAGCTTTCAGGATTTAATGATTCTGCTCCCATGGCTTCTAAGTCTTTTAAAAGTGTTGTTTCTTTTATTGTCTTATCGCTCATTTTGACTTCCTCTTTCTTCTTGCGCGTTTCTTCTGGTTTGTTGTTGGAGCATTTAATGCTCTTAAGTTTTTTACTTTATCTTCTGGCGCCCACTTAGAACTATCTGGTGTGGTTTTTTTATCCCAGATATAAAGAGGGCAATTAACGTTGCATCTTCCCATTTCTACTTTGCACGTTCTATCCTTGTCGTGTAGCCGGATACAGCTTCTCTCGCCCCAACTCATGGTGTTCTAATTTTACTATTCATAGTAACATCCTTTCGCTTTCTCAGCCAGATATATGATTGCAGTCAGACCTGACTACAAATGTTTATTTATTAACAATTCTAACCCTTTACCTCTGATATATGGCAAGAGCAATTGATTTTGATTGAAGGCTTTAATCCGCAAATTTTCTGCTTCTTCTTCTTTGATTCTTTTATCCCAAACCCAGAACTCTTCCATTGGTTGGAAGTTAAGGACGGTTCTGCAGAATTGTTCCCCTGTATATTTTTCCCAGCACATAAGACATAATTCCTCATCGTAATCTGGTCCTGGCTCTCCGCAATGAACACATTCTTCCCTGGTATATTTAGAAATCATTACTATCCTGGATTAGATAACGGCCTTTGAGGTCTAATACTGACTCTTGCCCAGGTTCTAATTTAGGAGCTCCGATATGTATTTCTCCTGCAGCAATTTTTAACCTGACTTCTTTAATCTCTATGCCTTGTGTTTCGTAATAGTCAATTGCTCGTTGATAACTTACGAAATAAGCACTACCTGTCGAAACTTTTGATTGTTCTTTTTGTGGTTCATTCATTTACTGTCTCCATCTTGTAGTCTTTTTATGTTGTTTAAAGGTTACCATACTGATAGCTCTTCTCGTAGGGCATCTTTCGGATTATCTCCTCCTTCTCGGATCTCTTTCCATGTTAGAGCGTTTGCCATCTCCCATCCTCGTGGTATAGAATTCCATCCCCATGAACGTATTGTCCAGATGGCACGAATGGCATATTCAATTCTCCAAAGTAGCTCTTTCATCTTAATATAACCTCTTTGCCTGTTATTAGTTTAATTTCTGCCATCAACTCGTTAACTTTTATTGATACTTCACTACTGTAAAGAGGCAATGCTTCTAATTCTTTTGGCTTGAAGCCATGATAACAATCTAAATCGAATTTATTTACCGGTTCAAACTCTGTGAATTTCTCACAAAACCATTTACGCTCATAGGTATCACTAAAAGCAAGGACTTTCCTGTCTGTCGAGTTGAATGCGTACTTCATTGTTTACGTCTCTCATTGTCAAGATTATCGAGCAATGAATCTATAACATCCCAGTTCATTCCTATTGTTGCGTCAAATGTCCTGGACATCTCTCTAAGTATTTCTTCAGCTTCTTCTTTAGAACAATTTATGCCGACATTCTCAGCTTGTCCGAGGACATCGCCCACTTGCCAAATAGTGATTGCCACTGTTGTTTCAAATCCTAAACTCTCTAGGACTTTCATGTAATCTTTTGATTTCATTGGTCTGCCTTTTTTTTGTGTTTATTCGTTAACTATATTTTTCCTGTACCACTCTTCGCTTGCTTTAACGTGACCTTCATCTTCATCTCTAGCTTTTAGTAACCCTATTTGGTCTAAATACTTTTTAAGTTCTGAGTCTCTGACTTCTTTAGGGCATTTTGTGTTGATGTTATTTATTACTTTATCAGGTAAACTTCTCCAGAATAGTTCTAAAATATCACGAGTGGTCGACTTCGCCACTTCTAACCCTGTCGGTATATGGGTTAAACCAAATTTGCCTTTGTCTTTTCTATTTGGTGATTCAGTTATTGCCCAGAACTCTGACATCAATATCCCTAAAGCTCGGACCTTACAGACTTGCCCAGTAAGAGAATCATACATTGCTAATTCAATGAACTCTGCCTTCTGCTGGAGTATTCTATTCCTCATTTTTTGCTTTTGCTTTCTCAATATCTTTTTTGACTGCTGTTGTCATTGGACCATCTGCTTTAACGAAGAGGTATATTCCGATAATGTAAAGTATTAGCCATATTGCAAATGGCAGAGCTACAATAAATTCAATCATTCCATCTACTCCTAATCTTCCAGCATATTTTTACTACTGCTTCGCACTGTTTGATATTGAACTCGCCTATGTGACATTTTTTAACGTCAATTTGTAATGCGCCAGCGAGCCATTTGTATCCAGCTTTTCTTGCGACACTTTTAGAACATCTAGTCTTCTTGATTTTCTTTTCCCATAATGGATCAAATGCTAAGTGGGCTCTTCTTTTGGCTTCTCTAAGCTCTTTGTTAGCGAGCCTACCAAGGGCTTTCCTGCCACGCTGTTTGTGACAACCTACCCATGCTTCACACGGTTTGCATAACCAGAACCACAGGTCGCTCAAATCTTTACGGTCTGGGTATACTTCGTCCCCTTTTGCCATTTTTGATGGCTTGTCGCAGTAGGGGCAAGTGACCTTCTCAAGCATTTGAATGTTTCCGCTATCTGTCACGTAACAATTGTCTCCTGTTTTATTGATAGCTTTAGCTAGTGACTCTGGTTTCATGCCTTTTTCTATTCTTTTTTTATCTATAGTCACACTGATCACCTTGGCACCTTTGAAGGTGTTTAATATCCCTTCAATTACGCTGGTGTTGTTTCTTTGTTTGCACATGTGCATTTTTCTTTTTCACATTTGCCTTCTACAAATGATCTCAGTGTTCCGTTATCTACATGTTTTTTTAAAAAAGTATGAACTACATCTCCTACTTTTTCAATTTTGCCAATTATTCTCTCTTCTGTTCTAGATTTAACAGCGTGTAATACGGTAGATGCTTGAAGGACTGAATCAGCAAAATCTTCTGCTTCTTCTATGTTAGTGAACTCCCCTGCTTCGTCCGGCATTCTTGTATTCTCATAAATCTTTTTATCATCATTTATTCGTTGAACTTGAACCCATACTTTATAAATATCATCCATGATTTGCCTTCTTTTCAATAATAACTCTACCTGGTCCTACTTTACCTGGTCCATTTCTATGTTCTGCGTAATCTGGTACTGGTGTTATCTTTACTGTCCCTGGGTACGGTTCTATTTCTTTTCCTACTAGAGTGTTATCCATATGCATCTGGAAACGACTTCCTATTCTGTAATGTATGAACTCTTTGACATCTTTATCTGATGCTTTAGGGTCAACAACCATTTCAAATTCTACTTTGTACTTTCTCACAATGATCCCCATTATTTTGTTAGATGTTTTTTTGTTTGTATTCTATTTTAGCGAGAAGAACTTCTGGCAATCTTAAGTGTTTGCTCTGTGCGTAGTTCATCGTGCGGATAATGTTATCAGCTAACTCTTCTTCAAGTGTATTAAACTCGGGTATGTTAATCGACTTGTCATAATTTATGACGTTTTCGTTAGTGATGATATCTAAGTTGTTACCTTCTGCTTCTGATATTGTTTGAACTTGACACATCAAGCCTTTCATTATCGCCCTTGTTACCTTGGGATAATCTCCTTCAATCATATGTTGTGCCATTTCATGAATACTATGATACCTGGCATCAGGTGCTGTTGCTGGTTTCATCTTGTTAGACATCTCATTTGCAGCATCTAACGTTAATTGGTTTTTTTCCTCTTGTTTCATAGGAACCCCTTTTTTTCTGCGAACCAATCTTTGATAATCAAATCGCCTTCTTGTCTTAATTTCCAAACGTCTGAATCGTCATGTACTCCTGAATTAGGGATCGATAATACCCCATGTTCTTCAGTAGTTACACTTATTGCTAATCCGCTTGGAAATTCTTTTGTGCATTTAGCTTGTCCTAGTGATAGTGACATCAGTTTACTCCTGCCATTTTGAAAAGATTTAATTGACCTTTTTTTGGAATATATTTTATATGTTTCCAAGTTTTTCCTAATCGTATTCCCCAAATACTTCTCCGATCAACATTGAACCGTTCTGCTATTTTTGCGTTGCTGAGGTTCGTTTCTTCGATTAGACTTTTTATTTCTGCTACATCTTTCTTATTTAATTTTGCAGCGTAATGTTTCTCGCCTTTAGGTGGATTAGCTCTACCTTCTTCAATCATTTGCTTAGTGTTTTCTTGATGAGTTCCTGGACTCAAGTGTTTAGGGTTAATGCAAAGAGGGTTGTTACAACTGTGTAATAGTATTTTCCCTTTTTTTATTTCCCCAACGAATACTTCAAAAGAAACCCTATGTGCTCGCCTGAGTTTTTTATTGTAATGTACTGCCCCGTAACCTCTGCCTTTTTGGGCTCCTTGCCAAATCCAGCAGTCTGTCTTCTTATCAATTTTTATTTTTGATAACAGTCGGTCTTTGATGTTTTTGCGTTTCCCCATGTATTCTCCTGACTGTGCGTGTTCAGCCTTCTATCATTTCTACTACTTTATTTGCTGATGCTGGTGGTGTTGCCCTATCTTCAAATCCTGTCCCTTTTATAGGAAGTATGGCAATTTGAGCTTTACACTCAGAACATTTATACAAATCAACTCTTTTACTCCAGACTTTTCTCCATCTTACGATTGCACTATTCTCGATGCAATCCATATGTCTTCTACATTTTACACATATTGGGTTTGTCATAATTTACTCCATGGTCCATCGTTATCAATGAAATCCATATCACAATGGTTTCTACCAGTTTGATGTAGGAAAGTGTCAAGCGTTCTTCCTGCCCAGAAATATATTCCGTATTCTCTACTATCAGAACCGCCACCAAATGAAGGGCGAGGTCTTACTAGTAATCTTTTAAAGGGTTTGTTCTGTCCCCAAAACTCTCGCCTCTTAACTGAGCCTTCGAATCCTGTTTGTAATAACATTACGACTATTCCATCTGGCTTAACCATATCAATAGAATGCTCAATGAACTCTTGTGCCAGGCTAAACGGCGGATTTGTGATTATTAGATCTGGGCGTTTTTGATTATCAATACTCCACTTTAAATAATCACAGTTCTTATGCCAAATAGTTTTACCGTTTAAATGTTCAGGAACTTCAACGTCTCGATATTCTATTCCTCTCGCTGTGAATAGTAAACTTGAACTATCAGTTGCGGCAGTTAGAAATGGAGCCCGGTCGCCAGCACCTGGTTCTAATATGGAAATAGGCACACTGGGATTTGGTAAAAGATTTATTGCAAAAGATAATGCTTGTTTTGCAAGAAGTGGTGGCGTGGGCCAGTGATCATTTTCAGCTTTGCCTTGAGCTTCTGGCAGTGGGTTTGTTAACTTGAACGTTTTGTCCATAGCTTATTTTACACTTTCTTTTTTTATATTTTGGTCTACTTCTTCTTTATTGAAGAAATAGTAGGCATAGGCAGCTCGTAGATCACTGGTTGTTAATTTAGGGAATTTTCTTATTACGTCAGCACAAGTAGACACATCTTTTGATATGCTTATGATTTCGTGTACGAAAACCTTAGTCCTTCTGAAGCGAGCAGGGTCACTTTTAACTTTGATTATTCTATTGGTCATGTTTCCTCTAAATAGCTAGATTGTTTGTGCGTTTTAATCTTAGAACTGTAACACTTCGGGCTGTCTATGTCACTAAAAAGTTTTATCAATAAAGGTTTACTGGTTAAAACGGAATATCATCATCGTTACCAAAGTCTTGTCCGCCTCCTCGGTCGTCGTTTCCTTGGTAGGTGCCTTGGTTGCCAGAATTATTTTGCGGGAGATTCTTGCTATGCTTCTGGTTGTTCTGTTGGTTATTCTGTTGGTTATTCTGCTGGTTGTTGTTCTGGTTTTGCCCTTGGCTCTCTCTTTTTGTTGAGAGAAAAACGACACGATGTCCGATTATTTCTTGCATCGACTTTTGTTCGCCTGTTTTCTTGTCTTCCCAGTTCAGTTGGTCCATCTCACCATCAATATAGACCTTGCTACCTTTGGATAAATATTTCGCACAATTTTCTGCCTGTTTTCCCCAGACGATAACTCTGTGCCATAGGGTTTTTTCTTGTGGTGTTCCGTCTTTAGATTTCCATTTGCGACTTGTTGCCACACTGAAATTGCATTTTGCAGTTCCATTTTGTGTTGTTTTCATTTCAGGATCTTTTCCTAAGTTTCCTATTAAGATTACTTTCGCTTCAGATGACATTAGCATCTCCTTCTTCTAGTTCTGGGCTAGATATAGTTGTCAGCCTTCATTGGCTGTTCACTTATTTTTTTCTTCTTCTATAATATTGAATACGATATTAAAAGCTTTTGATATTTTAAAACAATCAGGTTTATTTTTTTGACAGTCTTGAACTGATTCTACCATTTTATCTACTAATTTTTCTGCAGTGGATTTATTCCATATCATAAAGTAATACAGTGGGCTCGTTAGACTCTTAATTACTTCGTCTTTCTTCTTTTGTCTTATTTCTCCATACTTCCACTGTTCAATAGCTAGATTCATAGTATAAGCTTCGCACTCCATCTCTGCTCTTGACTGGGATTGCCATGGCGCTATAAGAAATAATGTTAAGCCGTAAAATAGTAACCCAGTTACTGTGTCTCCTCCTACTATCATCGCTGTTCCAAATATAGCTGGTACTATCATTGATGTTACTTGAGGATCTGTGTAGCGAATGAAATGGAAGAAACCCCCAAACGCTTTTCTTTGCAGTAGATGTATGAACTCATGACATAAAACCTTAAAGAATAAATCTTGATTTTCTATGGCACGTTGTCTACTAGAATAATAAATTGTATTGCGAAACGTGGTGTGTGATTTCCTGTTTATTCTAGGCGTTATCTTCCAGATTTTAACTTCATCTTTGAATTTTATTCTTAATTGTGGAATTGCAACTAACATGCAACTAATTAGTGTGCGGAGTTTTCTTGTGTTTATTTCCCACTCTTGGAAAGTTTCTTCATTTATTAAATACTGTTTCTTTGTCATAGATTCAAACCTCTAAGCCCTAGTGATAGTGTGTCTTATCTGTCCCTTTATTATAAAGGTATATATGGTTCATTTCAAGAAATAAGATGCTGGACAGGTGTGAGTAGAGAGATAGTATTTTGTTATCTTTTAACGGATTGCATAGTCTCAAGTATCTTACTAATTGCTGATACAATCACCACAGTGTCAGTAGTGGCAAGCTTTTCAGCAACTTTTGTCATTACTGTTTCAAATTTCTCGGCAACATCTTGTGGAAGTATTCCCCTGTGTGGTCCGATTTGAAAAGTATAAGCTTCATCTTTTTTATTATCTTTTTTTGATTTTTTATCTTCTCCTCCGAAAAGTTCAGAATCTTCTATATCTTGAATTTTTAGTAAGGTGTCGACTTCTTCAGTGGTATAAGGGGCAATCTCTTCAAAGTCTTCACGTAGTCCTGCTTTTTCTAGTTCAGATATTAGCGAGGACAGTTTTATCGGATTAGGATCTCCACTAAGCTCATTCATTACTACTGTTAATTCTTTAGCTTCGTAATCTGCCATAATGCCTAAATCCCTTATTTCGACTGTTGATAGTCCTGCGCTCTGGATTTCTTTCCATCTATGTTCACCGTCAACAATTTGGTAAGCAGCTATCTTTGCTTTCCCGAAACCTTCTTTATTATTGGGTCCGATCTGTCGTACTAAAAGTTCTTTGATTATTCCGAATTTACTCATGGACACGCCCATACGTGATGCCACCATAGCTGATTGTTTATTAGGGTTCCAAGGATTTGGCTTCAGCTCATGAATTGGTGCGGATGTTCTTTTGCCTCTCGATTTAGCTCCGAACCATCCTTCTTTTAATTTAGTTGCCATCTTCATTCTCCTCAATCAACTCAAGGGCTTCATCAGCTGTCGCCTGTTTCATGGCGCCTAATAATAGTTGTGCCATTCTATCTATTACTGCCACGGGGTCCATGGTCATAACTTCACCGGCAATGTTTTCATACAATTTAATAAATTGACTGCCTAATGGAATTGGTAATTTGGCTTTTCTGTTTCCTGCTTTGAATGGGACGCCGTCTTGTGATCTGGTCTTTTCATTTAGACGTTTACTGGAAGGGCTCAAGAAGTACTTGTCGATGTCAGTCAACTTGATCATTCCGTCGATTTCTTTTGCGGAGTAAGGGAAAACATCTTCCATGTCTTCTCGTTTGCCATCTTTATCTAGTTCAGCCATCAACTCGGCTAAAGCTATCGGCTCTGGATCTCCACTTAAGTCATTCATTGTTGGTGTCATCTTCATGGCTTCGTAGTCAGAAATAACTCCTAAGTTTCTAACTTCTATCCTGGGGATCTTAGACTTTACACATTCTCTCCATCTGTGTTCACCATCAATAACTTGGTAGCCTTTTTCTTCGGCTAGTCCTTCTTTCTCTTTATTGTCGGGGCCTATCTCTCGCACTAGAACTTCAGATACGATGCCGAACTTATGAAGTGATGCTCCAGTTCTCTTTTTCATATCATCATCTTGTTCATTAGGGTTCCAAGGATTTTCAGAAAGTTCATCTGTTTTAATAGTGATGCGGTCGCCTCTGTGCTTCATGCCGAAGCCTTTAGTTCTTTTAGCTTTAGTACCGACTTTTTTCGTCTTTCTAACTTGTTTTCTTTTTTGTGTTTTAGCCATACAGCTTCCTTATCTTTTCTGCGTTCTGACGTTCTACTTCATGCCAGAAAAAACCTTTTTCTTCCCACATTTGTGTTAGATGATCTTCCATCTTGACGAACGCTTTTATTGCTTCAACTAAATTGCCTTCAACTGCGGTCAGTCTCTCATCATTTGTTACATCAAGTGCCATCAACTTTGTCCAGGCGTTTGAAATTATAGAAATCTTATTTTTCCCTCTAACTGACTTAGCTGTATTATACGAACCGCTGATAACTCCGCCACGTATAGGGTCGAACACAACCGTTGTTCCATATTGTGTTCCTTGTAACCAAGATGTGGAGTCTGACGACGTAACAGGTATTTGCGAAAGGAAGTCTGCTCTAGTCGATGCGAAGGCGTGAATTGCTACTCTGTTGTCATAAGCGTATTTGGCAAATCGATAATAATCGAAACCTTCTGGTTTGCTCATATTCTTTCCTTCAATCGCGCACATGCCTGACCCGCCATTTTCAACTTTGCTTTCATCAATTATACGAACGAAATCTTCCCAGGAGTCTCCACTGTGGTGCACTAACCACATTTTTCTTCCTAATCCACGTTTCTGGAATATTTTTCGCCATTCTCTTACTTGCTCTATCCCGATCATTCTTTGCATATCTAACTCAATAAAATATGTAATCAGTGACCAGTTTTTTTCAAGCCATGAAATGTAGTTTCTTAGATATGCTTCTAGTTGTAGTACTTTACTTCCTTGCCCAGCAATCTTTTTAGCCTCAGAAGAATCTCCAGCGATGGCGGAGCCTGATTGTACTTTCTTATGTAGGTGCATAAACGTAAACGCTCCACAATCAATGATTGACCTGATGCCTAATTTTTTATGGACATATAAAAGTTGTTTTTGCGCAGCAGCGTTTGATGATTCTGTCAAGTTGTAATACGATACGAAAACATTTTTTGCTTTAGCATCGTTGACTGCTCTCGTCTTGTCGTCAAGGTCTTCTACTCCAGCAAAATAAATTTTCATGCATCACCTTTTAATATTTTAATTATATCAGGCCATACGTTTCGTGGGTCTGTGGTTGGTTCAAATGGGATAGGACTTTTTCCGTATGTTATTTCATGTATCATATTAGCTGCTGTTTCTAAGTCATCATATTTAGTATCAGCTGGGTACAGTTCTCTATAGGATAGTCTATCAGGTACCACTGGAGATGCCGTGAGATACCATGCTTCTAGTTGGGCAATCCCCCATGTTTCTTGTAAAGCAGAAGAGAACGCAACTTTGCTCTCGGCTAATGTTTTATAGAACTGTGGTTTAACTGGTCCTGTCAGTGATTTTAATACATCTTGAGTTCTTACCCATTTAAGTTTGTCCTCTGGATACATCTTTTCATATATTGCTTTTACTTCTTCAAATATTTCTGGTGCTTTTTCTGGTGCTATTCTATGCGGAAAAACAACCTGATTCTTTTTTTTATCCCATGGGACTTGATAGCCGTTTAATTCTCCCAATTCTAATGGGAATCCTGTCACATGGATCTTATTTCTTACTGTTTTTTGCTGGCTCCAGGTTCTTGCTACGAGTTCAACTGTATCCATTATTAAATCACGATGAAATTCTGTGGCAACTATTACTGAGTCACAAGCGAGTAGCCAACCTAGTTCATTATATTGTGCCCAGTTTCTCATTCCACATCTTGATAGATGATCGTGAATGTCCCATGTTCCTGCATGTAGAGCTAAAACTATTTTAAAGTTTATTCCACTTACAGCCCTAGCGTAGGCAAGTGCTGTGACTGATGGATTCCAGCCATCTAACATTAAAACTGTATCATTGTCTTTTATCCTTCCGGCTTGGAGTTGTCGCATGAATATTGAGAGTTGTGTAGCCTTGTAGTGATGAGTATCAAAGGCGTCTAAAAACTCTCCTGTCTTTAATGCTTCTGTATTTGAAAAATCTTTTATTCTGTCTCCGTCGTATATCGTAACAGATAGTCCGTGTTCTTCAAGCTTGCGAGGGAACCATCTGTACCAGTCTTGACTATAACGTTCTTCTATCGGCTCAATAGGAAATAGATGAATCATTTTCTTATCTCTTCAATTACATTGTCCATGTACTGTAAAGTTTGCTCTATCCTATCTTTCACAGAATCACCTTGGATGCTATGAATAGGCGTTTTACCTCTCTGTAATAATGTCTGATGTATATGTTTGTAATGATCATCAACTGTATTTCTAAGTTTTTTACTGTTGGGTCGAAAGCCATCTCTCACGTAATCAAATCCTTCAGTGTTGAACCATATGAATGAATGATACGAATCTGCAATGTCTAATGTCATTTGCCTTATCGGATTTGGAAACTCTCGGTAGTACTTGTTAATTGATGCTAACTCCATCTGATAATAACAATACCAATCGACTGCACTTCTATCTAGTAAAAGCACGTCGACGTCACTTCTGAGCCTGTGATTATATTCTTGCTCTAGATGTCTCCATAAAGCGTAGAGTCGTCCTGTTGGACTATCTAGTAAAGATTTATCCATCAGTGTTCCACGTACTATATCAAAGACGTATCCAACTCTAATTTTATTTTCTTTTAGATGTGATATTGCCCTTGTCATACAGGTCGTTTTGCCTGTCGAACCGTTTCCGGTAAAACTGATAATTTTCATTTACTTCCCCTTTTGTAATTTTGATAACATCTCTACATGTAGTTGGTGAGGTGATCTTGTGTAGCAACACTGACATCTACCAATATATTTTTTATCCCTTATTGACTCTCTTAAGGTTTTGACCTTTTCATTGGCCCAAATCTTTTTAAGTGAATTATCATTTAAATTCCCATAAACATTAGGCTCATTTCTATCCCAAACGTAACAGCAGCTCACAACTGTTCCGTCGGCTTGAATAGAAACTGATTCCCAAGGAGTTGTACACATGTCATCACAGCCTTTCTTGGCTTTGTCATTATCATATGTATCTTTGATGCTGGTTATAGAATCAATTCCGTGCTGGAACATTCGGCGTATTTTTATTTCACGGTTTTTTACTTGTTGGTGGGTTTCATCTGTACCTGCCACTGTAAAAATATTTAGATGCTCTGGGCCGTATCCCATTTTTTTAAGTCTGACAACTTCTTGGATACCTTCTACTATTTTTGCGAGGTTTGTTCCTGGGCGCAATCTTGCTTGTTCTTCTGACGTGGTAGCATCAACGCTGACTGTTAGCCATGATAGTCCTATCAAATCAATAGCTTTTTCTTTTAAGAATTGTCCGTTTGTAGAGAATCCAACTTTAACTCCAGCTTTGTTTTTTAGTAGTCTTATTACTTCTCCGATGTTTTTATAGAGTAATGGTTCTCCTGACATCTGTAATTCGACAAAAGATGTATTATCAAAGACTCCGTCTACAATCCAATCTTTTAAATTTTCTATGTTTAGATTTTGGATGCCTCCACGATTCTTTACAGCTCGTATTCTTGGGCATCTTTCGCATTTTGCGTTACAGGCGTTGGTGACTTCTACTTGGTAGATTTGAGGTATTTTCATACTGATAGCACTGCCCCATTCTCTCCGTCTTCTAAAACTTTTACCGATTTAACATCATAATGAAAAGTGCCTAGCGTCTCTATTAGTTTACTGGCAATCATTTCACAGCTTGAGTCTTTAAAGTCAGTTACTCTTGCCATGTGAGCTGGTATTGGAACTGCTTTCTCATTTGCGACTGGATAGTCTTCTGCTATTGATGAGATTACATCTTGTTTTAGTTGTAGTATTTCAATATCACGATCTTCATGTGATACTTTTACTCTGACTTCAATGTGAAACTCATGACGATGCGGATAAGAAAGATAATTGCGAGGTGCGTCCCCGGGTTGTGATGCCCAGCAGTGTATTCCTTGAACTCGACATGTTGCTATAACTTCTAAATTAAACATTAATCTCGCTCCTTGATAATTGATAAGAACTCTGCTTTAGTCTGTGACTCACGAAAAGACCCACGCATTGAGGAAGTGACCATTACTGAGTTTTGTTTTTCAACTCCCCTGGCTGTCATGCACATGTGTTGTGCTTCAACAATAACGCCCACGCCATTTGCTTTTATTAGTTTTTCAACAGCTCCTGCTATTTGTTCTGTCATCCGTTCTTGTATTTGTAATCTACGAGCGTAGATTTCTACTATTCTCGCAAGTTTGGATATCCCTAAGACTTTTCCAGCTTTATTAGGAAGATATCCTATCGAAATCTTTCCAGTGAACGGTATCATGTGGTGTTCGCAAGTACTGTAGAACTCGATATGTTTTAGTACTATCATTTGATCATAGCCGTCACCTTTAAAAGTTGCTTTGGCAACATCTTCTGGTTTTATTTTGTATCCGCCATAAAGTTTTTCCCAGGAGCGTAGGACTCTTTGGGGAGTATCGACTAGGCCTTCACGGTCAACATTCTCTCCTAAATATTCTAATATATTTTTGACGGACTGCAGTGCTGTTTTCTCATCGATAGACATAATTACCTCAGTTGCATTGGGACGTGGCACTGTGGAATTACACGCCAGTCTTTATTGGTTTGACTAACCCATTTGTGCTGAAATCTCATTGCAAGTGCACTTGCTCTTGGGTCAATTTTTAGATCTTTTGTGGTGATAGGTTGAAGAATAAACTCGGGAAATGAACCGTTTCTGTCTTCTCCAAGTTCTTCAGCATAGTGCCGGACGTCATCTTCAGTAATATCACCGGGAAACGGGACCAGTATTTTAATAGCAGATGATAGTGCTAATACGAAATTACTAACATAGGAATTTTTTGGTGAAATAGTTACATCATGTAAAGTGTGTAATACTGTTTCTACTTCGATACCTTTTGATGTCGCTTTAGCCACGGCCTTTTCATCTCCGCTTGTTTCTATACATGGTAGTAAACCTAAATTTTCAATCATTCTAACTAATGGCATGTCTACTTGTAATAGGGGTTCGCCACCTGTCAGAATAACCAAAGTTTCATTCGGCAATTGCATCGCTTTTATTTCAGCTTTTATTTCTTCTAATGATAGTTCAAACTTTTGTGTAAAATCAGTATCACAGAACGTACAGTTTAGTGTACAGCCAGAAAAACGAATAAAGAGTGCAGCATGTCCGATGTTATGACCTTCACCTTGCAAAGAATAAAACATCTCTGTTAATTTATAGTTACTCATAATCTGATTCCCAGATGGCGTATGATTTAGCCGTTTCCCATACTTCAACTCTTGTCACTTTAATATCTTGAGGTGTTGCCTCTTCTAGTCCTGACTGAATGAAGTTAGCTAACATTTCTGCCATATACTCTGCTGTTGGTTGATTTGTGAATATAGCTAATCTTTGCCCTGGTATATCTTTTTTTTCTATCGCTGTTTTTAAAACTTCCAGCAAAGGATCATCTTTCCATAGCATTATGGAGTGGTCAAGTGGTACGGTTTGTCTGCCTTGAATCATCCCTTCGTTTATTATATCATGCACAACGTTGGTTAGTGTTCCGAAGTCTGTAACCATATCAGTTGCTGGGCCTACTTTTTCTGGTTCTCCTGATACTTCGACTACTAATTTATAACTATGTCCGTGGATATTAGCACATGCTCCTCCGTGTAATGGTAGACGGTGAGCAGCTTCAAATTTAAATTCTTTTTTTATGCTTATCATCTTGGTACCTCTAATTTTGTTCTGCCAATAATGATAGCTATTCCAGATGTCTCAAAACTCTCTTTACTTTCGTCGGTTCTAACTTTCCCTCGTAACGCCATAGTGCCGTAACAGTTACCACACTTAAGATACTCATTATCTTTTATGGCTGATAGTTGGTAGGCTTCACTGATTGGCGTGAAGCTCATCATAATTGTATTTCTGTCTAAAACTTGTTTCCCAGACATCTGGCTCGTGTCGATGTGTCCTACGATTTTATTCTCGACATTACAATACACTTCAATTTTTGTTTGATTTTGTTCCATTGATTACTCCCTCTGTCTTTACCTGTTTGTTTTCTACCTGATGGAATTATTCTGCTTTTAAAGTGTCCTCCTGGGCGCCCCCAGGAGAACTGGCAGAGGTTCCATTCAGGAACGGTGTAACTGTACCACGTACTTCGTCTATGTTCAACTTTTGTTGCGATTTAATTATAACCCCTTTAAACATATTGAACGCTTTGACCATTGTTATCAATTTTCGAGCTTCATCTGACTGGATGAACAGCCACTTCTCGCCTTTACATTTAGGGCATTTCTTTTCATCTGTTACTAAATAAGGTGCGAGTATTTTAAAATATTTTTCATTTAATTTATCGTACATATCTTTATTTTTTGGATGGCATCCGTGTACTGGATGATCACAAGCCACGTCTATTGTTTTACCTTTTACTCTCTTGGCTATTCTTACGCCTTCACATACGAGAATTGCATCAGTCGGTAATCCTGCCACTGTGTTTGATAAAGCTGGCACTATCTGTTCTGGTTCTATTTCGTATTCCATTCAGTAACTCTCTCCTGGTGAATTTCTAATAACTTATCAAGTTGACTTACGCCTCTTCCGACTGCCACTTCTGTCAAGTGTCCTGTCTCGTTTTTATCTTCAACACTTTCTAAAAAATCTATTTCAAATTTCGTAAACCTTTCGGGGTGTTCTTCTAATGTTGTTAAACATTCATCAATTACTTCTTCAATTTTATCCTCATCCAATTTTAAATCTTTCTTCCCATTCTGTAAGACTATTTTTTATCATTCTTGATGCAGCGTCTAAGGGACTAGAACATACACATTCAAGTTGAGGACTCATTCCACCGTGATATATGGAGGTTCCTGCCCACACTGTTGCTATCTGTTCTAAAGTGCTAACGTTGTTTTGTAGAAGTAGTGATGCTTGCCGACAAATAACTTCTATTGATGCCCTTGCGAATTTCACCTGGCTTGAAAAAACTTCACCTTCTTTTAGTGTTTCATTACTGTCGTGCTTTTTTGTTGCTCCGTCTGCTAGTGTTATATCAATAAATACTGCTTTGCTTTTATGCCATCCTATTTTCAAGAATATCTCGCTGGTACCTACCCCTATTTTATTTGTGATAGTTTTAATACTTTCTTGGCTTAGGACGCTGTCTATCTCTCTACATACTTGGTTCATGTCGTTTCTCACTTTGTTGCTAGGATGATTGTCAATACGCTATTGATTACGAGTTGTAGTCCGTGTACTCCCCAGTGTAGTCCGTTTGTGAATTTTGTTCTGCGGTTATTTTTTGCTTGTTTTTCTTTTTCTTGCACTAACATTTTATGTTCTGCGTTTAACATTTGCTGTAGAAACTTTTGACTGTCTGTCAGTAAAGTTATTTGTTTTTTGAAATCTACAATCTGTTCTTGCCTATTAGTGATCTGTTTCTGTCTAACTTCTAATTTGGCTTCTAACTTTAAAGAGTAATTAAAAAACCATCTGTAATCAGTGATTACAAAGCCCATGCTGTTCCATTCTAAAGTAGTAAAACATTTATACTCTTCTTTAGGTTTAAACACTACTTGATACCCTCTCGGCGTTTTACTTCTTAATACTATTCCTTCTGGTATCTCTCGCAGTTCTGGTCTTATTTCATTGGCGTTTATTGGGCCTTCCAGATCTGCCGGATATGCCTGATTTGAGAATGCGGTCAACATCATCAATAGATAAAGCGTTTTCCAATTCATGGTACGTCTCCTCTCGTTCTTCAACTGACTGGTGAATTTCTTCATCCAGCTTTAAATAGGCATCTCTTAATAAGTCAAACTGTTTATCACGGATAGCCTGTCGTCTTTCTATTTCTACTATCTGATTATTGACCATCTTAAGATGCTCTTTATGTAGGGATTGAATTTGCTCAAAACGATCATCTTCAGAATCTCCTTGACATCCTCTTAATGTTAATCCCACTATTGCTAATAGAAACAGTCCTATTACAATAATGGTTGCGACTTGTATCCAGAAATCTCCTGAACTTATTTTATTTTTTATCTTTGCTAAAAGAGTAAATATCGTAATCATATTACTCGTCTCCGATGCCTAATTTGTCTGAAATTGTTTTCATGATACCTGGAGCTTTCCCGCCTAGTGCTATCCCCCTCGTCCATGCGTCAAGCAAGGACTGTTTCCCTATGTAAGTCAATAGAATAAATCCCATTGCGAATACAACTGAAACCATGAATGCTGCTAAGGGCCAGCCTAGTTCTGGTTGCCAGCGTAGAGCCATCAACGCTAGAACGAATAGCATTATCTCTACAATAAAAACGAGAACCGATTTCTTGCTATTGAAAACGTGTTTTTCAAATTGTTTAACTTTGTGTATTTTTTTAACTTTTTCTTCTTCTGTCATAGTTATCTCCTCTTTACTCGTTGTCTAGCCCTGAAGCTTTCAAGGCTTGGTTTGCGATAAATTTTATACTCTCAAGAGAGTCTGACTCAAGAATCTCTTGCATTGGTTCTGCTAGAATCTTAATAACATTAGCACTGCGTTTATTCGACCATTGCACTAATGCTTCTGGCATCTTTGCAGTTTCAGTCTGTCCTATCAATTCCCACATATCATCTAGTGCACAATCAGCATCTGGCTCTTCATGTTTGAGTTTTGCTTTGCAGCAGTTATTTTTACAGTGTTCGCAACCTCTGCATCTTGTTGGCATTTTTGAATTACCTTCTAGGTGGCGAAACCAGGCTTCGTGTAATTCCATTGCGTCATCTTGAAAAGTTAATAATAAATCAAGTTTGTTTTGTTTAATTAGTGATAATCTTTTGAAGTCGTTTTTCATGTGGCACTTCTTGCACATCCTTGCCACTTCTAAGTCAGACGGTTTTCTGCTCATTGCCCCTTGCCCACCGAAGTGATGCAGCTCTTCCCAGTACTGTTCTTGACACGCACAACATAAGGCGTCATTCATCTCACGATGACAGAAAGCCATAAATTCTTTTGAACGAAATACTTCTACTCTTTGCCTTAACATTGTAACCACTCACTTCCTGTACAAAATAATCTCACGCAAAGCCATGGTGTTAGTGGTATTGATTTAACTGACCCGTCTATGGTTCCGAATACGGTTGCGTTTAGATTTGATTTGCCTTTGATGATGTATTCCCCAATTAAACCTTCTGATGCTGTAGGAGCTGTTATGACTATTGCGGGAGGTGTTCCTGATTGTTGTACTAAAATAACATTAGCTTCAATATTTAAAATATAGTTATCATCAACTTCTGCTAATTTTGGTGCTGATGCCTTTTCTGTGGCTCCAGCTATTCCTTCTATAGCGATGGGCCATGTTCCTGGCTCTTTCCAAGCCTGACCTGTGGCCTCTGTTTCTCCTAGTGAAGTTTTAACATATCCACCTGGTGTTCCGAATCCTACTTTATAGTTTGGATCTGGATTTGCGTCGGCGACCTCTTGAATCGCCTTAATCATATCTGCTTTTAATGACATCTTTACCTCTTTATATTTTTATCAAAATAATAATCTTTTTCTTTTTCTTCTGGCAGAACTCTAACTGACATTCGTATTATGAGTATGCAGATTAGAATTAAAACTGAGACTCCTAGTGGTATCATCTGATACATCGCCCAGTGTGATAAGCTTTCCCTTCATATAACGTTGCTGCCCCAACAGGAATATTTTTTCCACAAGATTCGCATTTGGATAAATCAGCAGTTTTATTTTCTAGCATTTCTGCTTGCACTGCCACTCTACTCAATTCCATCTCTGTGTTATCTTCAAGTATCGCAACTAATCTCATTATCTGGACATCTTCAGTATGTTCTGACTCATGGTTTGACGCTCTGACTAATATCCGTTGCCATTTTATTTCTCTGACAAATGTTTGTTCAGAATTTATTACCTTTAACTTTGGGTATGGCGGTTTGCCTTCATAAGTTTCCCCGCCTTTCAACTTTAGATTGAAATTGTACGGACAATCTATACTGCCTAATATACGTTCATAACCTTTCATAGGACTATGTCCTCAGAACGGTTTTGATCGTACGGGCTTTTTTGGGTCCGTTTATTTCTTTACTGCCTCTGGTGACTGGTTTTCTTTTTTGAAACTCATCTACCTTTGGAGAAATAACCACTACCACATGATGTCCGTCTTCTGGATTAACTAGAATATTTATAGCTTCTACTTTTATCCCGGTCTTTTCAAGCTTCTTGCGTAATTGGCGTCTCCATCGTTTGTTGCGATGCAGTTCAGCCACTGTGACTTCTAAGTCTACAGATAACTCTTTAGAGGTGCCAGCTCCTGTGGTTCTCTCATTCATCTTACTGGCCCTACGCATAATCATTGCTTTTGCTTTTTCATGCCTGTGTTCCATTGTCATTTATCCTCCAGTTGGACCTAACGGTCTGGTTGTGCGACCTTTTACTTCTTGATAATCAGAGCATTGATTAAATCGCTTTATTTTATTTTCTTCAGTTTGTAGATAGTCACATTTCTTTTTTCTAAAAATGCATATCCCGTTCTCTTTTAATAATCTACATTCTACATTATCATTTTTTATCTGGACTAAGTTATTGATGTAACCTCTTGCTTTGGGGCCGATCATAACATTACGTTCAATCTGGTCCTTATACTTTATTAGTCTCCCGTAAGTATCAAGTTCAGGATCTGCGTATTTTAATAAGCCACAAACTGTTTCAAGTAAATCCATTACTCTTCACTTTCTTGTAGGTATAATGCACGAGGTCTGTACATTCTAAAGAGATCAACTCTTTTTCTTGCAGCGTCTATTTTTTTGCATTTGCCGTCTTTTCTATAACCTTTGTCTCCTGCAGCATATAAAGACATCGGACCTAGCCACATGTGACTATTCCATTCATCGTAACCTTCTGGATAGCATTTAGGAACATGTGCTGCTAACCATCTTACTCCGAGTAGAATGCCTAGACGTGTGTTTCTCTTTACTACTTCTGGGTCATAGCCGGCAAGAGCTTTGCCGTGAACTTGTAGCATTCCTATTTCCCCTAAGTCACCTTCGCTAACTTCTTTATCTACTGAACTTTCTAATGTGATAGCCGTGGCTAATAAATAGTGTGTACTATAATGGATAGGTAATTTCCCACCGATGTCTGTTGGTTCGTTTTGATACATTAGAATTGCATCAGCGAGGAAGCCGGCGTTCTGTTCAAAATACTTTCTACGAATGTCACCTGGGCCTGTTCCGTTATCTTTGAAAAAGATTTCCCAAATGGTCGTTATGTCACTAATCATTTCTTCACGGGAGATTTCTGCCTCCGGAATGTCAGCTTCTGATAGCCTGTGACTCATTACATCTTTGCATATTGATTCAAAATCAATACCATGTGGATTCGATTGTAACTCAAACTTGTCAACAACGGGAACTTCAACGTTTTTAAATTCTTTTGCTTCGACCGGAGTGCCAGAGCATGATTTTATAATGTAAGTTGCAACTGTTGCTAATACACAACAAGCTAATATTAGTAGTGGTCTTTTTATCATAGTTATCCTTTTAAAAATTACTTGGTGAAATCGTAGTGTATTATTTTTTTCCCTGCGAGTTTTGCTTTTAGCTCTAACTCTTCCATGAATGGAAATAAATACCTCATACCTCTTTTTTTATTTCTCAGTTCTATTATCCAAAGTTTCCAAAACTGTGAGCGTGGTTGTACTAACCAAGAGCCTCCTACAGCCCCTACTTTAGGATCATCTACGTTCTTGCAGTAGAATCTTACGACGAATGGATTCCAAGTAGTGTGTCCGGCTGTCTTGTGAGCATCAACCCATCCACGATTCATCCCTTGTCGTACCATCTCGTCACGAAGCAAATCTGCGAATCCGCCATCAGTACCTGGTCCTACGTTTTTTATGTTAGAATCTTTTACTTTATTCTCTGCAGCTAAACAGGCGTACAGTAAAATATTGACACTAGGTTTGCAGATATTTTTAAAGTTAGTCACTAATAGTGATATTTGATGTTTTCTAAATCCAAACTGAATTCCACTGGGCCAACCATGTCCGAAGAATGCTATTGCGTTGAGCTTTGGTCCTTTATAGTTATTCAATGCTCTGATAACTTTTAATCGTCGCTCTTTCGTTGGCACTTTATTCAAATTCATTGGAAATATATTATCTACAGGTACACTGTGTGTCTTAACAAATGCTTTTGCTTCTGGTATAAACGCACCAGTCGCGTCTTTTTTTCCATGAGTGTTTGTATTAGAATAAAACACTAAGATATTTCTTTTAGCCATCTATTGCCTCCGTTGTAGAACTGTAACATGTTTTTAGTTTAATTTCTTATTTTTAATCTGACGTTATTGAGGTGCTTTGCTTTTATCTGCTAGATCTTTAAGTTTATCATTGATCTTTGTTGCGTCGTCTTCACTAGCATTAGGTTTTTCAAAGCTTGTAGCTTTTCTGTTTGTGTCAATCTGCCCTTCGACTATCATACGTCTTAAGGCTGTCATGGCTTGTGCTTCAGCTTGTGATGCGGAAACAACTGCTTGCATCTTTATCTGGGCGATAGTGCTGATGTATGAAACGACTTTTGCTGAATCATCTTTTGAAATAGCTTCATCTCCTAAATTTTCTAACTTATCAAGTTCTGGTTTTACTTGAGTGAGCATGACTTTTAGGAAGTCTATTCCACCTCTCTTTGGTTTTTTATTTGCGTTTGGGTCTACTTCTTTGATTTCTGTTTCTGTGTTTTTTTGATTCATGCTACTTTACCTCTTATTATCTCGACTGTTAATTGTGGGTCGCCTAATGGTGTTTCAACGAATGATTCATCATAAGCGATTGTTATTTCTGGCATTTCTAACCCTTTTTCTAACCATACGTACATGAACGGAGTGTCACCGATTTTACTTTTGGTTCTCTCATCTCCTGTTAGTAAATACATTGTTCCGCCATGTTTTTCAAATTTTTGCTCTAAACGTGTTTTGTCATTAGGTCTTCCTATTAACATAACTGGACGTTTTCCTGTTTGCTCTTTTATTCCTTCGCCGTGTTCGATTAAACATCCACCCACAGAATCATAAAGGCGATCATCGTCTATGAGGCGAATGTCTTCGTCTTCTTTTTCTTCTTGATCTTTTTTAGCCTTTTTATAGGACTCATCTGACTTCTTTTCGTCTTTGGTTAGTTCAGGTGGCTCATAGGCTTCGACTTCTTCGTCTAGCCCTAACTCTTTATACATTCTCTCTCTTGTGTCTGTTCTGACTTTTCTAATTTTTCGTTTAGTCAGTGTAACGGTTTTGTCTTTTATGAGTTGTTGAGCTTTAGCTTTTTCAACTTCTTCTTCCATTGCGGTTACAACCGATAATGCCCTAGAATCTGCACCGGATAAAAATTCTGCACAAATAAGTTCTAAAGAAGAGCCTTGCCACTGTTTGCTTTTAAACTGTTCGTCTTGACAATGCATTACACGCATAACTTCCATCGCTCTTTGGACAATCTCATCTTGGTCTTTGCTAATCTTAAACCTTAAAGTTCTGTATCCTTGGTCTGCGAGAGTAGGTGTCGCTGGGCTAGACGTTTCTGTCGGTGTCTTTTTACTTTTTTTATAATCAGGATCTGGACGAACTACTTTTTCTGTAATTGCGTATGCGATATCATTACTTCTAATTCTAACCTGAGCTACAGATCCTTTCACTGATATATCTGCTTCGCACTTTCTACAAGTTAAAGACACTGCGGTCGCTGTTCTCTTTTTTACTTCAAAAGATACACTGCCACATTGACATACAATCACGTTTGCGTCGTCTGTCTGGATGCCGGTTTTTTTATCTAAGTTTGGTTGATTCATTACTACCTCCTAGTAGTTATCTTTATCTTGCCAATGTGACTGTTTGCCACTGTTAAAATATTCACCCTTATTTGCTTTTCTCGATTCTGGCACTTCACTTTTATCTTCATCATTAGGCCATAAGCCATCAGTGTGTGTATCCCATCCTCTGATGTACATATTTTTTAATCTTGCGTAATGTTTGACCATTCCTAACCGCCCATGATTACTCTTTGCGATTATTACTTCCATGTCTCTGCGTTCGTTTCCTGCTTCTCCTAAATAATATCCGTCACGGTATAATAACCACACAGCTCTTGCACAAGCTTCAATCTCTCCTGATTGGCGAAGGTCAGATAACATCGGTCTTTTATCATTCCTCTGTTCTACTTGTCTATTTAACTGACTGGCTAATATTACTGGTATATGTAGATCTTTTCCGATGTCTCTAAAGTTTCTTGCGGCATCTGTTGTTATTACTGTTTTAGATTCTCCTTTATCACCGATTTCTCCTAAATGGTCAATGATGAGTAAATCAAGTCCGTGTATCTCTTTATGGTTCGCAGCTATCTGGGCAATCTGCTCGGATGTTAATGCTGAGGCATCTTCAACCCAGAAAGGTTTTTTATTCCCCATCTTATTCATGGCTTCAAGAATACGGGTGTACTCTTCTTGTGAATTGACATTCCTCAACATTAGTCTATCAAGATCAATGTCTGCGTACCTAGCGAGCATTCTATAAACAACTAATTTTCGGACATCTTCTAGGGTAATGTATAATACTTTCTGTCCTCTCATTGCGACGTTGTTACCTATATTAAGAATAAAAGCGGATTTCCCCATGCCGGGTCTTCCTGCAATTACATACATCAAGCCAGGCCATAATCCCCCAGTCACATTATCAATAGTTCCTAGCCCTGTTTTAATTAAACCTTCTGGCGTTTTCTTCTCTGCTATTTCTTCATAAATTTCTACGAGGTCGTCATCTATCAGTTTGGGGCCTGCTGATTTATTTATCAGTGAGTTTGCAGCTTGTGTAACTTCACTTCTGGACTTTGATAAAAACTCTTGTGTATCTTGGTCATTGGCGAATCCTTCAGCTACAACTTGTTGAGCTGTATAAATCATATTTCTACGAGCAGAAGCATTTTTAACAATGGTAGCGTAATGTGCGACATTCTTAACTGTTGCTACATTATTCGTGAGTTTGCCAAGTCCTATGGTTCCTCCAACGTTTTGCAAATCCCCTTTTTCTTCTAATTTATTACTGAGGGTCAAATGATCAATAGGTTCACCTTTTAAATCAAGGTCAATCATCGCTTGGAAAATTCTGCGGTTTGCTTCTACATAGAAAGTGTCCGCTGTAACTGATTCTCCTTTTATCGCTAGTAATGACCTATTATCCAGAAGAACAATTCCTAAAATAGCGTTTTCTGCTTCAAGATTGTAAGGGGGTATTCTAGCGTCCATCTCTTATCTCCTGTAACCTTTTTTTCTGTGGTGGTTTTAATTCACCTTTTAATTCTAACTTGCCAAGTTCTACTTCTTCTTTTGATGGCTTGTAATCTTTTGTTTTTTTAGTATCTGCTTTTAATTCTCCATGTCTTATTTGTGACTGGGGTTGTGTTTGATTATTTTGACCTGGACGTTTTGGTTTATCTTGTTCTGCAGAAAATCTATTAAGCAAGAATCTCCCTAAATGCCTTTTAGAACGTTGTTTATTATCTATCGTCCAATTAGCAAGTCTATGAATCAAAGCTATCTCTACACTTGGGTATCCTGGCCCTGATAAACGAGAACATAGTTCAATCGGATCACTTACGTTTTCCCAAATAGTTTGTAGTCCGTCACCTGGTACGTGAAACTTCGCAGTCATCATTGCTTCCCACATCTCAAGCCATCGAGGGGATACATCTTCAAGTGGTGTTTTTGTTTTAATAATCCTCTTTTTCTTGGTACGTGTAGGTGTGGAAGACTTCTTAGTCTTCTGCACTAGTTCCGTCTTTTCTCTCTGCTCTCTGCTCTCTGCTTTCTGCTCTCTGCTCTCTGCTCTCTGCTCTCTGCTATCCCCGAACCGTTTGGGTAACTGTTCAAGGATATTGTTTAAACCGTTTATCTTTTCAGTGTGAACCGTTTCCTTAATGGTTTCAGACTGGGTGTCGTCGTTAGTGTTTACAAGGGCTTCAGAGGACTCAGAGTCTGACTCTTCTATCATGTTTATCAGAATGTCGACAACTCTATACCTGGCATCATTACTGCTGTAAGCTTCTAACAGATACGTATGCATATGTAATATCCACTGTTCCCTTAGATGACTTTTTGGAGTCTGTCGTAGTGCTTTAAGTCGAGAAATCATCACATTATAATTAGGTGGCAAGTCATGTTTTAGTCGTTTTGGTAATAAAATAAGTTTTGCTACATTATCATATTTAATCCAGTTATAGCGTTCAAGCTTCTCAAATATGTGTTTTATAAACTCCATTCCTTCTTTTATTTTATCTGGCTCATCAACGTCAACGTAACCGTTATATAGAGCAACATCAAAAACGCCCTGGTTGACTATCCCTGTGCAAACTGTCTTGGCGCATAGGATATGGTACCAGATTAGTTTTTCGTGCCTAGTGAGGCTTCTGAACTCAACTGAGTCTTGCATGGCTTGACTTATTTTTGAGTAAGATTGAAAACTTCCTATCCTGTCGCTACTCATTTGATTTTGCCTTTTTAGTTTCTGGCATGCTAGTTTCTTTTTTATCAACTTCTTTAGATGATTTTGAATCAGCTGCACTTCTTGAAGCGTCAGCTTCTGCTACGAGTCTTGCTTTGATGTCGCTATTCTTCTTTCTTGATCTGACATTCATTGGCTTATTTTGGTTGTTAGGATTGATTTCTTGAGGCATAACATCACTCGCAGCTCTTGCTAAATTTTGAGATAGCCCTGCTTCGTCTATAGCTACAAGATTAGCTGCTGTCTCGAAATCGTTTCCAAGTTTCCAATAGTTTGCAGAACGTCTAATAACTGTTTTTTTAATCATTGGATCTAGATGACCAATCCATGGAACTTTACTTGCTTCATCTTCACTCATTTGCCTGGTGCCGGAGTCTCCCCATTTCTTCTTATGGTAAACTACTCCACCTTTTTCGAGTTGTTCTATAGATATGCCGTTCTGTTTAAGAATGTCGGAACGAAGATCCATTATACTTTCAATGTCATAAGGCTCAAAAGAGTAGTAACCGTTTTTGAAACGAAGACCAGAATACACCGCTACTATTGGTCCTCGTTCTACTCCAAACTCCCACTTGTGTGTTAAATAGGAATTACTTCCTCTCTGAAAATCAAACTCATCATTCTTGCGAACAATAATGGCCTCGATGTCTTGAACTTCAGGGTCACGCCATGCGATGGCTAATAGACCACGATAACCCACTTGCATTTGAGTTTCTTTGTGTGACCATTCCCATTGACCTGATTGTTTGTTCTTCTTTTTAACATTCCTAGTTGTGAGATAAGCTTGACCTAATGGCCCTTCTAATCGTAAACCGAGACTGGCAATAGTCATCAATGCCCCTAGTGTTGACAATGGTTCTGCGTTTTGAATCTCTTCACTGGTTCTTATTGTACTTAGAGCTGTGTTAATCCAATTATCAACTGGAACTGATTTGGGCAGAGACTGTTGGAAAATCTCTCGCATTGATATCGCTTCTAGCCATTTTTTAATTTGGTCGTAATTGCTTAACTCTGGTTTTTGATTTGTCATTTCGACTCTCTTCTGAGTTGTTTACACAACTCTGTTTCTGCTGATTCTAAAATAGAATCAATTTTTGCAACCTCTTCTTTTAACATCCTAGAATACAATTCTGCTACAGGCTTGATGTTTGCGTATTCACCAGTTGCCTCTTCTTTGGACATTGTTTTTATATTTGTTTCAAACTGGACAACTCGATCTTGCAGTTTAGCTAGTTGCCCGTCAATGTCATCACTATGTGGTTTGATTTCGATTACGTCACAGTAATTATTTTTACGTATCTCTTCTGCTTCTTCTTTTGAAGGAAGTAACCTTATAAATGTTTCATGCGCTGTCTTTATTTGTCTCCCGTTAGTAGTGAAGAAGGACGAAGTGACTGTTCCGTCTTTGTCTCTGTTTGTGGATTTTAGAGTGACTGCATAAAGTGTTTCTTTTTGGGTTGTTGGTAAGAAATTTTTAAGCATATCAAGTAATGGTGAATACTTCAGAGCTTCTTCATCTAGTGGTCCATCAATAGTTATGGATTGAGTGCGTGCGTCATAAATAGTCGCTTTGTTTTGTTTGCGTATATGGCTAAAGTTTTCAATTTCTGATGCTTGTAAAGTTATTTCTATTGGTAATCCGTCTAACTTCTTTATTACAATAGGCATCGGGTGAACACGTGGTGGTGGTGAGTTAATGTAAACTTGAGAACTCATAAGGTTTACGTAATCATCAAATTTATCATTTGGTTTTGTCAGTGTTGTAAGCCAAGCATCTATACTGTCTAGTTTAACCTCAGATGAACAAACTGGAGCCATATCAAAACTAGTCAGCATCTCATCTTTTGGAACGGCATCAAGTTTTTTGTTTTTTATTTTCTTCTTCGACATTAGCTATTTGTTGCTTTCTTTATTGCAGCAATTCCGGCAATATCAAGAGCTGTGTCTAATCTTTCAAGCTCGCTCTGTAACAATCGTTGATACAGTTCTGTTTTGTTTTGTAGTTCTTCAAAAACTTCCATGGCGATTTCAGAATCTAAATTCCTTTTAGGAAAAGCTTCTAGCTGGTCGCTGAGTGTTCCGATCGCTCCGTCTAGGGTTTCTTCACTAGGAACGGATGTCTTTCCGTAAACTCTGAAAGCTTCAAATGATTTTCCATACTTATTAAATTGATCTAAATCAATATTTGGGTGTGCTGCTTTTAGAGCTTCTTTGTCAAAAGATTTTCTACCGGCTTGTATCCCGAGGTTTAGCTTGGTTCCATTTGGTAAAATAACCTTAGTCATCTTGGCAGCTTTCATTGCTTCAGATAATTGTTTTTTTGCAGCTGCGTGTCTTTTTTCTGCAAGTTTTTTCATTTCCGCAGCAAGTAATAACATCCCGGAAGCTTCTTCCCATGCTTTACCTTTTACGTGTTCATAAGTTCCGCCTTTGTTGGAGATGACAGCAGAAGGAACTTGTGACTGAAGTTGTGGCGGATTATTCTTTTCAACATTTTCTGTCCAGAATGCGGTTCCTTTGTCGAAAATTAAATCAATCATCTCTTGATCGTATTCCACTTCGTGTGTTAGGATATCAATATTTTCACATTCATAGATTATTATTTTTGCACCTTTCAATTTGCCTTTGCATTTATTTATTGGTGCTGGTAGGAGGTCACGAGCCACAGAAGCTACACCGAGTAGGTGGTGACATTGGACTTGATAATAATCTTTAACACCTTCTGCTTTTATTCTGTCAACAATCATCTGTCTGGGACTCTTAACTTCTAATATCCACAAGTCTCCGTTTTCATCAATTTCAAAACCATCAAAGTCTGCATAAAAGTGTTTCAGTGTTGGATGAAAAACTTGATAGTCATAATAACGTTCTTGCTGTGTTATCGGCATGAAAGTTTTAACTTGTGGGTTTTTCTCTTGATATAACTCAATGGCGACTGGTTCGTATTTATGACCACGCCTAAATTCTGGGTTGTCTTCAGTGTTTGGTACTGCTGGTGTTTTCTTATCAATATAAACTGACAGCGGTGTCGAAGTGAACACTTTGCCTAAAACTAGAACTGGAGAGGTACTTGAACCTATTCCGAATTTCCTTCGTTGTAGCCATTCAAATTCTAACTTTATTTCTTCTTCTGATTTCATGCGTTGCCTCTAACTTTACCTAATGCTCGTACTGATGAAAGAAACGCCCACTATGACCCGGGAGGAGAACCTTGCCACGGTGAACATCTCTTGCATCAGCAGGAGCGGTTGCTTTTTATATTTTTACTAATTTTGGTATCATCATTTTCCCATACTCTAAGGGGTCAACTTCTGACATCATTTCTTCTGCTGAGATATTAAGAGCTTCTGCAAACTGTTTCAATGTCTCTAATGTAGGATTTCCTCGTTTTAAAATGTCTTGTAGAGCTTGTGGTGATCTCTTCACACGTTGCCCTACTTCAGCTAATGTCCAGTTGTTTCTGTGTGCTTCTATCTCGACTCTAGCCCGAAAGTGATTAAAAGATTTTACTGTTTTGCGTTCCATGTTAATTCCCTTTATTTCTAAAATAATAATTGAGTTGTACAGTCACCTTTAGTTATATCAGATTTACTGTAGCATTAAAAGAAAAACTATACTAGCCAGTCCTAAATGACAAGTTTTATTTTTTATCTTTACTATTATTATTTTCTCTTGCTCTTATCGTTTTACAGGTTTCGTCCCATGATTTTTCTCCAGTGGATACTTCTGTTGGTGTGTCAAATCCGAGAAAATTAAATACGCGAGCTATCTGGATGTAGGTTTCTTTAGCAACTTCACTCTGTTCTATCTTAGATAATCTTTTAATGAAATTTTCATCTTGACGGAAAATGTCTTCGCATAAGACAAGGATCTGGTTTGCTACTTGTTTTTTTGCTGTTGTTGTGATTTCTCTTTGTTTCATGATTAGTTCCAGTCTTCTTTTTTTGCGCTGGCTCCGAATTCTGATTTGGGCATAGCTATATAAACTGTTTCGTCTGTGTCTTCTGGTTTATTTGTCTTTTGGAGTTCTACTAATTCTTTTGAAAGAAGAACCATTATGCCTCCTAGATTTAGGATCATTTTTAAAAATTGTTTTTCTGTTATGTGGATTCCAGATTTACCTGCGCCTATAAAGTCAGCGATGTAGCTTCTCATCTGTTCGACACTATCTTTTAATGTGACTCTTTTATTCCAGGTATCTTTTGTCAGTTTGTAAACTGTATCCACTATAACATCAACTTTAGCTGATTCTGTTTTTGATTCGCTGGTTACTTCTCTTCTGTTCATCCAACTGGTTATGGTCATGTGACTGTCGCAGTGTGAGCAGATAACCATGATATTAGGTTTTTCCCTGTCTATGAAAGGGCGTTCTACTAATTCGTCATTCCCACAATGACATGGTTTTAGTTTTGTTCTTGGCATGATTTCTCTTTAAACTTTCTTGAAAAATTCAAACATATTTTTCTCTTCTTTTATTGCGTCTGCTAAGAAGACAACTTCGTCTGAAAATTTCTCGCATGTTTTCTTTGCTCCTTCAGCGGAGCTACCTACTAATATTGAATAAGTACTAAACTCTAAATCTTCTTTTGCTTTGTTGTAGTCTATTTCCCAGCCGGGAGAGACATTTGCTTCTCCGTCAGTTACCATAATAAGATCTGCTTTTTTAAAGTCACCTTCTTCACGAATGAACCTGATGCCTTCGTTTATAGGTTGCATGAAGTTTGTACCGCCGTCACATGCGAAGAATGATACAGCTTCTAAGATAGAATCAATTCCCCATTCTCCTTTGGCTTTCCACTTATCAGTTCTTCTCACGTCACCACCAAAATGAACTATTGAAAAAGCTCTCTTTTGTTTTTTTGCAATTTCTAAAAATGCTAGGCATACTGCAGCAGCCCAGGCGTCTGCGTTGTTGTAGGACATTGAGCCACTACTATCCAAAAGCATGATAATCGGCCCTTGTTCTTTGGGTGGATTTTTGTTTAGCTCTGTATTCAGTAAAGCTCTCTCATTGTATTTCCTGGCGAAGATTACTTCTAAATCATCTTCCATGAAGATAGCTTCTGAAGGTATCAGTCTGCTAAGATTGTCCCCTAGTTCTATGCCTGTTACTTCGTCTGTCCCTTTTCGTGGTTTTTGTCTTTGTTGTTCTAAAGCAACTCTGCGAAGTCTTCCTGCAAGTTCTGCTATTTTTTGCATTCGTTTGTTTCCGCTGATTACTTTTCTTAGTTTTCTTGCGATTGCTTTTCTTTGTAATCTATTAGAGCTTGTGCCTTCACCTGCAGAAAAAGAATCGATCATGTTTTGTTCAGCTTCGATATTGTCTGTTGCGCCTTTCGCAGCTTTTCTTAAAGCGTTACGAATATCTGATTCATCTATAGAGTTCGCAGCATCTATATTGTTTTCTATTTTTTCATCACGACTATTCTTGGCGTTCTCTAAAGTCTCTTTCATGTGTTCTGCGTCTTTGTCGCCTTCTGCCATATTATCTAATAATCTTTCCAGGTACTGAATCACTTGCTCATCTTTGGAAGGATCTTTCACTTGACCATCTGGAGCTGGTACACTTTTCATTAACTCATCAATGATTGCTGTTGTCGCTATGCCGGACCATCTCTCATCGCCTTTGCATCGTTTAGCGAGATCGGCAACTTCTGGTATCTTGTTAATTTCCTGGTCAAGCTTCTGGAATATTTCAGTACCTGGTGCTGGTTCTTCTACTCTGTTCGGCTTATCTGCATACATACTGTGGAATATTTCCTCGGAAAAATCAGGAAATTTTTCATACCTGTCTTCACCAATACGCTCTGCGGTCCTTGCGTCTGGTTCGACTTTTTTATAGTACTTCCACTGATGCCTGTGGAATGCACTAGGTTTATAAATTAGATTCTTTGACATTATCGACGCTCCCTGAATCTACTAGCTTCTTTCATGGCGGTATCAACAGCTGTGAAAGCTTCTTCTAATTTCTTTGATGCGCTTTGGACTGCAGGATTGTCTTGTGCGTCGTCTTCTAACTCTTGGATGGCTGTACTTTGTGATGCAAGCATTCCGTTTACTGGTCCTAGTTTGTTGATAAAGTCTATCTTGCTTATTGTACCGTTTCTTAGTGTGGAAATGTCAGGCGTCTCGGCAAGTGCTAATTTAATTCCGTCAATGATAGCTTCAGCTCTGCTACCGTAAGGGTCTGCGGCATTTCCAACTATCTCATGTAATTTAGGACGGTCTTTGTGTTCTTTCCAAAGTACATTTGATAAGATACTAAAATCAGATCCGATAATTTTAGATCGTCCACTGGCAACTGCGGAAGCTCTAACTAGTTTCATACATTTCATCCATGTTCTGTCTGAAGCAACAAAACTTTCAGCTTCAACTGCGCTTTTAATTTCTGATAATGTTTGAATGTTACCTTTGGAGAATTGCACTTTTCCAAGTTGTTCACGGAGTAGTTCTAAGTCGCCATCTTCTAGTTTAGCGGTAACAGGTTTAATCACTCCTCCGTTAGACCAAAGTTCCTTTACGTTGTCGGCGTCTGCGAGATAATCTACCCAGAATCTAATTAAGAACCTATCATATAGGGCGTTTAAACTTTCGTCTTGTGGGTATTCATTGCTCGCAGCGATAACCATGTCTAGTGGTAGTTTGACCATCTTGGAACCATTTCTCATTTCACGATCTTGAGTCACTTTTAATAGAGTGTTAAGAATTGCGATACTAGCTTTCCAAATTTCATCTAAAAACCACACTCTCGCTTCAGGAGCGTATCCAACGAAATTTCTTTCAAATTCATCTTTTTTTAATGAGCTGAATTTTATAGGTCCAAAGATCTGTTCTGGTACTGCAAACTTGTTCATAAGGAACTCATAGAATGAACCGCCTGCACAGGCGTTTGCGAATACTTGAGCTAATAATGTTTTACCTGTTCCGGGAGGTCCACCTACGAAAATATGTTCTCCAGCAACAATTGCGATCATCATATTTTTTATAAGTTCGCTACGTTCTAGAAATGCGTCATTTAATTGCTCTTCGATTTTCGACAATCTTAGTTGAGCGTTTTGAAAGTTTTTTACTTTTTTATTATTTTTCTTCTCTTCAGTCGCCATTTGTTTTTTCTCCTCGTTGTACTACTAATTTAAGCAGCGCCTACTTATCGATATTGATAAGCACCAGGGACTCTCCCTAGCTGTGGGGTATTTCTACCCCGCTCGCACGAATGCTACGAAGTCATTTCTTTGATTGATTGAACTAGAGCTACACTTGCACCTTCTAGTTTGGTTTTTATTTCGTCAAGATTATGACCAAGAAGTCTTTCATACAGTTCTGCTTTGTCACGAAGGTCGTCAAAAGCTTCAACTCTTTTTTCTAGTGTGGACAATCTTGTTGTATCTTTTCCACTAAATGTTTCTAGTTGTGAAAATAATTTTTCAAGCTGTCCTTCAAGAGATGACTGTGTGCTGTTCTGTAATGACACCATAGTTTCTTCTGTTTCAAATTGTGGAAGTATAACAATTTCAGAACCGATACTTTGCATGAAAGCTACCCAGTCTCTAACTTTGTCTGACTTGGTTGGTGGTATCCACCAGAAGCCACCTTTGCTAAGAAGACTACAGCCTCCCCATTTTCTAAACGCTCTTTGAAATCCTGCTCTGATGTCTTCTACTGTGTAGACTACACACATGCTGTCATAAATTTCTTGGGCTTTAACTGATATAGGATGAGTGTCATGCTCTAACTTAAAAAGATGTTCTGCAGCTAAACCATCTTTGTAGCCTTCTTTATCAAATGCGAATTTTGTTTCAGTTTCAAACTCGGCATCTTTAAGAGAGAGTGTGCCACTGGTGCCGGTTACAATATCTTTCCTGACTATTGCGTGGACAATTTTAGTTTCATTGTCTTCTAATAAAACTGCTTCATATTTTCGCTCATCTAACTTTCCGCCTTTAACAGCTTTTGGAATTGTTCTACGATATGCTGATACGGAAGTTACTTTGGGCAAATCAACATCTTCAGATAGTCCAAATTTAACAAGCGCGTCTTCTATGATACGCCTGTTCTTTTTGCCTTCTTGAGTCCATCCGATAATGTCTCCAATGTGTTGCCCTTTTGATTGTGTCAAGTCTTCACTGATGATTTTTGTGTTTGATAATGGTTGCATTATTTATTTTCTCCTCTGTTCTTGTTATGAGCACTCATGCTCAGTTCAAAATTTATACGGGCATCATCGTCATCATAAAAATCAAATGCCTCGATTATTTCGTCTACACTTTTATGTTCTTGTAACTCTGGAGGAACGTGGACGGCTACTTGAAACTGTTCAACTAATATCACTGGTGTTTCCTTTCTTCTCGCATGGTTCAGTTTTGCGAACCCAACATGATTCACATTCTGCACAGAAATGGATAATTACTATATGTGTTCTTTCCATATTAACTTCATTGAATGAATAAAATTTTGCTCTTGTATTATCTGCTGTATATATGAAGTCTGCTTTGCAATGAGGACAGAAATCTGTGTCACTTTCTTCTTTGACTATTTCGTTATTATTATCCATGTCATTCCTTTTGTGTTGTTGTCGATTTCAGTAGAGGAGCATCAAGAGTTCTATACTATTGATAATCCTGTACCGCACTCGACTAGTACGGTGGCTTTCGCCGTTTGTTATTTCTTTTGTAATTTTGCTTTTTGATCTTTTAGTCTAGTAGCTTTGACTCGTGCTAAATGATCAGCTTCAACTTGCTTGTGTTCTTCAGCTTTTTTTACTTCTCTTGCTTTTACAGCATCTCTCTTCTGTGTTGCGAATATTTCTATTACTACTTCAAGGGCTTGTACTCCATCATTTTTCATGTAGCTAAATTCTGGTACTTCTTTGAGTTTCCCGTCTGCGTCGATATTGCAGTAAACTACGCTTAGTCCTCGAAGAGCTGGATCTAGATCCATTAACATTACTTCTGGTAAATAGCCTTTGAACTTTTCTTTAATGTCAGTGATTCTTTTAATCTCTGCGAAAATTCTAGCTCTTGCTTTTTTTCTGGTATGGTCGCCAGCGTGAACTTTGATGTGTTCTGAACGGTTATTGTAGATCCACATCTTTGCTTCGTTCAGACCGCCTTTCCCAACAAAGCGTTTATGCTCTTCACCGAAAACTGCGTCGTGAACTTCTATTTCAGTTTCAACGCCTTCAATGTCTACTTTTATTGTTTTTGTTTCAATGGAGTTTGCTGGAGTTACGATTCCGCCAATTTCTTCAGTCGCTAACGCTTTAGCTCTGGTTTGTTGAGCTTGGATTGATTGCTCACGAAATCTTGCTTGTTTTTCATTTGACTCTTCAATCATTTGTTTTTTGTCTTCGTCTGTCATTATTTCCCTCTTACAACTAGGGGCGTCCCGTGAAAGACGCCCACGTTTTTGTTTTTGCTTTTTTTACTTTTTATTTTTTACTTTTCTCCAGTCTTTTCTGTAGAGGCAACTAATGTTGCAGTTTCTGTTTCACATAGAGATAGAATGACTGCTTTTGTTGCGGATAGTCTTGAAACTAACTCTTTCAATGTTTCGTCTTCAGTATCTTTGGTAGAAAGTTTTTTGTATCCTGCAATTGCGCTTTCGATTGATTTTAGAACTCTATCTAACTTCTGGTTCATTCTTTGGCGTTGGGAACCGCCTTGTTTGTCTTCTCTTGCTTCTCTTAAGATTGTTCTTAATTCTTTAAGCCAGATAGTTCCGTCTTTTTTGGATCTGAAATTATGATTATAATCTGCGATATGTTCAGTTGTTAAAGTTATTACTTCACGTTGATGTTCTGGCTTTTTAATGTCTACGGGGTTGTAAATTTCTACATTAGTCAGTTCACACTTTTTCATTCTGTCAGCGATGACTTTCAAAACTTCTTTCTTGATTGAAAACAATTCAATAGAAATGGCGATTTCTCCGCCTGCTCCATCTGAGATGTTTCCGTGTTTAACTACTAGGTCAAAACTTTTACCTTCTTTTTTCTTTTTGGCATCTGCTACGATTTTTGCAATTGCTTCTGCTTCTGTTTTTTCTTTGATTTCTGCAGTAGTTGGTCTTTTTGGAGTAGTTGTTTTTTTGTTGTTTTTCTTGTTGTTGTTAGTTGTCATTTTGACTTCTCTTTTCTGACCGCACCGGGCGGTCTATTTGAGCAAAATCGCTCAGGCTTTCCACTAAACTTTTCTGATTTAGTAGTTAGCCTCAACGATTCTGAGTCTGGTTAAAATTAAATATATCCTAAGTCTCTCATTGAAACATAATTTTTAAAATCACTACTAATTATTAGATTATCAAGTTGTTGTACTCCTAACATTTCTCCGCAGTCAAAAAGTCTTTTTCCAAGTGCGATATCTTCTTGTGATGGTGTGGTGTCTCCACTTGGATGGTTGTGCCATGCTATAATTCTTACTGCTCCAACTTCAAGAGCTGGTCTAAAAATATCACGGGGAGAAACCACTGCTTCGTTAACTGTTCCGATGAAAATAACTCTTGAGTCTATGATCTTATTTTTATTATTTAAAAATAAAACTCCGAAAAGTTCTTGATTTTTCATCTGTTCTTTCTGTTCATAAGTTAGGTGCGATTTAATTAAGTTTTTACCATCTCTTGAGCAACTAATTCTTTCTTCGTTGTCAATTGTTGAACTTTTGCTTTCTGGCTTATAACTATTATAATTTTCTGAAGTTTCATTTTTTATAGTTGAGTTTTTCATATTGTGTCTCCTAGTTATTTAGAGAGTGTGTCTCTCTGTACCTTAATTATAATGGTAAAATGTTATTATATCAATATTTACTTATAATAATAATCAACATAATTCCGTTTTAGGGTCTAACACCATGTAATTATTAGTGTTTTAAATTCAACTTTTTTACTCATAAGGGGAAATTACAGGTGGAATGTTATATAATACGGAGTGTCAAGCGAATTGTAACAAAGTTATCACTTATAATCGCTTGTAATCATTGATCTTTCTGTCTTGACTGCTTTATTGTCATTTAAACGGGACTCAGGGGTGTTTATTGTTGCTGGGTGATAAGTATATCAAAATGTGCTAAAAACGGCGATGTCGGGTGGTTATTGTCTGCTGTATGAAGTTTCAGGTGCTATTTGTTGTCATGCTAGGAGTCTGTTACAGGTTTTATAGGGATTATTAAGGATAGTTGTTCAGTTTTTTATCACAATATCAATTTCTTTTTTAGATTTTGGAGAAACTTCTTTTTGTTCAGGTTCTACATTCGTAATTATTTCATTATTGCAAGATTTTAGAATAGCGATACTAGAACCACCTACAGCTATTCCTAATGAAGTCAGTATTGCGACAACCCATCTTGGCATTGTGAATGGTATTTTTTTAGGAATATAACTGTTGCGTTCTTTTGCAACAGGTTCGGGTGTCCTGGACTCATGATCTCTAATTTTATTATCAATGGTTTTTGTTATTTCTTCTTGGCGGTCTTCTAGCCTGAGCTGTTCTATTTTTAAATCTCGCAGCTCAATATTCTGACCTCTGTTTGCGCCTTCAAGTTTTCCGAGGCGATCTCTTACGTTGGCTATCTCTCCTGTTACTTTTGAAAGTTCCCCTCGTAGTTCTGTGCTTACTAATTGCATTTGAGTTCTATTTTCTTTTCCGATAGTGTCAACTTTAGCTCTTGTCTCTTTCCCCATGTCATCAATCTTGCTCAATATAGTTAGTGTTTCTGAACTCAGCGTTGGCATTGTACTCTCCTGTAAATATAAATCGCAAACTAACATTTATTGTTAGGTTTTTGTCGAATTAGTGCAAATGTTTATCTTAATAAAGCGCCGGCTCCGTATAGTGGTGTTACTGTAGAACTGTATTGAAATGACCATAAAGCTCCACCCCACATTATCATTCCTATTGGATCAGTATTTGCTCCTGCTGATGGATCTTCCATGTAGTACTTGGGACGGATGTACCCTGTAGCGGTTATTGAGAGGGTGACTCCTTCTATGAGTTCTGACGGATGGACGGATCTCACTATGGTTGTATCATTTCCTGACCTGTCATCATTGTACTGATACCATATGAGTTGCCCGTCATAATGTACTCTGCATGAGTTTGCGGATATATTCCCGTTGAATATCACATTAGTGGTGGGAACTGAAGAGGGGCCAGCGTTATCTGTTACGAAGTTATAAACAGGCTGTGGAGCAGTAGCAACAGATAAACCACATAATAAAAACGTTCCGCATATTTCTAAGTCTAGCAATACATCTGTAGCTGTGGCTGAGACTAAACGTGTTGTTAGTGGTCCAGCGCCTGCAGAAACATTATCATAGCATGATGCGATAGTTTGCTTGGAGTCTCCGTTGTATCCGAAGTAGGCTCGTCCTTCAGCAACTGCTAAAGCGCCTGTTGGGAATAGTGTTGCAGTTGATGGCATTGTTCCTCTGCCACTTCCTTTTATTGCCCCTGTTGTTGCGTTTACTCCGACCACTGATTTTCCTGTTGTAGCGTTTTGTCCGCCGAAAACTATAAAAACAGTATTGTCAATAGCGTCACATTTCATTGCAGAGCGTTGATAGTTGTCACTAATATCTGGATCATGATTTAAGAAATCAGTTTGCCAGATGCATTCTGGTTTGGCTCCGTCATTGTCGTGCCTTACGGTTCTTAGTTTATAACAATATAGTCTGCAGTTGGTCCCTGTGCCGTCTAGGTCAGTTAAAACATAAACATGTTCTGAATTAGATGCAATCTGAAAAGGAACTTCTGGTGATGTTAAATCAGCTCCGTTTACATCAACTAATTGTTGTGACGTGGAGTAAGAATCATCTGGTTGTAAATAGTAAAAGTTTATTAACTGTGCTGAGGCTGAGACAGCCATAACTGTTTCGATCCCGTTATTAAAGGAATATCCTTTACACCAACTAGTAACAACACCTGCACCTACATTCGCAGTTTTTGTCCAGGGTAAGCCCCAATCGGCTGCGCCAGTGCCTGTTGGAATGGCTCCACGGGTATAATCTAAAGCTTCTTCTATTGTTTCAGTTGGACGACCTGACCCGCCTGATACGGCGCCTAGAGTTACGGCCCTGCTTATTCTGTTCATTCCTTTGTTTGTAGCAATTATATTACTGTAAGTTTTGCTTTCGTCTCCGTTGTTGCTTTGGACTGACCTGAAAATCAAAGCTGTCAGTTTCCACATCATTTCTTCTAGTGATGAACTGTCCCAAGTATTATCGATACTCAAACTTGGACCTAGATTTGACAGAGCGGAATCCCCTACTACATAAGTAGCTCCTTGAGAAATACGTTCACTATCGAAATCTCCTAGAGTTGTTATGTCTTTTACTATCAGATAGTTTCCTGATGTTGCGTCAATCACGTAAGCTTGTCCGCCAGTTTCGGATGTTATCTGTCCTGTGTAGTTTGACCAGTCAGTTGCGCCGTTGTCCCAATCGTCAATATAAATTTGACGCCAGGTATCGGATGCAACAGTTTTTATTTTACTTACACTGTGTTGTAGGTTAGACGATGCACCGTTGAAGTGATCATTTGCAGCATCTAGCATGGCTTGCATTTGAGATGATACTGATCCGTTTGGTAATGTAGTAGGACTTCCATTTTTTATAGCAGCAGTTATAGATGTATCGGGGTGTTGTGGTGCGCTTCCTCCGATGTGTCCATTCATTACACCGGCTAGACCTAATAGTGCGCCGTTTACAGTTTCGTTTGTCCAGTTTATGTAAGTGCCGGTTGTGTTTTGTGTTCCTATTAAAAGTGAACCGACACGTCCTGTCCCCCATTGTGTCAAGTCGTACACTATTCCATTAAGAGCTTCTTTAACTGTTGCGATGGGTGGGCTTGGTCCTATTGGTACTCCTGTATCTGCCCAGTTTTGTGCAAATGTAAAGAGTGAACCTCCGCCGTGATGTGCGTCTACGTAACTAAAAAGTTCTTCAATAACTTCTTTGGGAGTTCCGCCGTTTAACTCAGATATGCTGGTACCGGTTAAACGCATCCAGTCTTGACGACGTGTTAATTCAATGTTTGCGTCTTGTATTGTGGTTTGTCCAAAAACTCTTTTAATATCACAAAGTAAGAGTGCGTCTGAAAGTAAAGCGGGTGGTGTTGCGGAACCTGATGATGCTCCTTGGCGAACAAAATATTCTGCGTCTTCTTGTTGTATGGTGTAGACTGTTAACCCGTTTCCGTCTACGGCTGGTGATTGTGGATCACGTTTATATCTTACAAATAGACTTATGTATCTTTCTTCTGCAGGGGTTGTTACTTCTGTTGAAGTGCCATACTCGTCAACGTCTAACGGTATATTTGAGCTTGGTGTTTCAATCGATAATCTTTTGCCTTCACTATCATGTCCTTTTATGCTGGAAACATTAACTGACAAATCAGGTGTTGGACTTTTTTCTGAAGTGTCTCCGCCGGAATGGATTCCTATCAAGTCAACATCTGTCATCATTTCATGATCTGCGTCTTCAGCCCATTCAAAGGCTTGGTCCATCTCACCTTGTGAAACAATTTGTTTAAAATACCAATCACGTAAATCCATTTTTTTCTCCTATTGAGCTAAACTAGTGCTTTCGTCTAACTTGCCTACACCTATTTCCCAGTTGTCTGGCAACTGTAGATCTGGTGCTGTTCTAATGTTTATCAAATGCGTGTGCGCTGGTTTCATGTATTCTGCTATTTGGCGTACAAGCGATTCTGTTTCTAAGTCTAACACTTCACTGGTGACAATATCAAAAGAATATTTTGTGTAACTGTCATCTGGCGCAAGAATCGTTGAACCTGTTGCTTCTATAGGGTTCATCCATATCTTAAATATTTCATCAGCGATGCCGGCGTCAGCTGTTGTGCATTCTATTGAGGCGTTGGTGCCTGCTGTTTCTGAATAAATATAAAATCTTTCCCCTTCTTTGCCTACTGCTATTTCTGTAGCTTGAAAGCCTAATGATAATGTTGCGGTTCCAGATAAGCTTATGTGGGCGATTGTTCCTGTTTCAAATGTGCGAAGTACGACACCTTTATATTGGTTTGCTTCAATAGTTACATTAGGAAACTTTCTTGTAAGTAATGCCACTAATTCATTGGCTGTTACGATATTCTCATTTGTGAAGTCTCCAGCTTTAAAAGTATAGGAAGTTGGTGATGACGAAGTAGTAGGTGCGGAAATTATAATATTAGTTCCGTATGCGATTGAATATGGACCAACATCGTTATTGGTAATTATCGCTGGTTCTCCGTCATTCACAATATAGGTATTCGCCCCAATAAGAGTACTTGTGATTACTGCGGTGACTTCTTCGGCTGTCGCTACTGAAGGGTCAAGGAAGTCTCCTGGTGCAAATGTTATCGTCTGTACTGATTCGTTATCTATTGATATCCCCATGCTCCAAGGTTGTGCCACAGCTGTGAAATCATAGGGTGCTACAGCTAGAGTTGGCAGTTGTGCAATATCTCCTTCGCCTAAAGCGTCAACACCTAAAACCCAACCTTCTGATAAATAATCTACTATCTGAATAACTTCGCCTAATAAAAATAAAACTGTCTGTTCTATCCCTGTCGCTGTTCCTTTGCTTAAATAAATATCTAGTAAAAATCTTAACAGTTTTCTTCGTTGTGCAGCAGTAAGTTCTAACTCTGCCCAGTCAAAGGGATTGCCCATGTCTAAAAGCATAACATCTATTTGTTCATCACTACATAAGTCGGGGTCAAACTGATCGGTAAAACGGTCAATTTCGTGTAACATCAAATTTAATATTTCTTGAATACAATTAGAAAAACGTTCTGCATCTTGTGTGGAGTCTTCAAGTCTATTTTTCAGAGGAACCATCTGACGCCAATGACTAAATCGGCGACCTGCTGGAATGATAGGGCTGAATCCGTTAAATAATATCGATGCATCTGGTATCATCGGATTGCTTGATGAATCTGTAACATCTTGTGTAACGCTGATACTATATTGACAACCAGGTGTTTGTTCCCAGTCTACTACAATATCGAACTGTGTATCAGAAGATCCTTCTACGGCGGTGATATTTTCTATTATTAAATTTACACCAGGCATTGGATCGATATTCAGTCGCTCTATTGAATAGGACGAAATGTTTAATGCGGAGCTTAACCCTTCTACTGACATGTTATCATCAAAAGTCATACGTATTGTAAAAGAGTCAATAGAATCAGCTGAAATTATATTCGGCGGTGTTAGATCTTCAACTTCAAATTGATATGTAACATCTAATGCGGGGGCCGATGGTGTTACAACTGCTCGTACTTCTACTATTTGTTCGCTAGAAAATTCTGACGGCGGTATTGCGTCTACAATGTAAAAAGCATAAGGCGTAGTTGGTAATGACGGTGTAACTGTCCCTGTATAACCGAGATACCATGTCGCTGTTTCAGTAGTTTTGTTCCATGATAGAATACGATCTCCGTCTACATAAACATCAAAATCAAAAATGCCGAAGGTCATTGCAGCAGCGTGACCGAAAGGGAAGTGACCAAAGGGCCCGTGTCCAAATCCTGAAGAACTGGACGATTGTGCGCCTTCAAGATCTACGAGCATCATTTTAATGTGCGTATCTTTATCTATGTCTGTTTCGTTGGGCTGTGGGTCACGTTGTATTACTGCGTATCTTCCACCTGTGTATTCGGATAGTGTTGCTAGGTCAATCGTCAAGCTTGATAACATCTGTTTTATTGTGGTCGACATTCTGTTTTCCTTTTACTATTAAATAACTAACGAACGCTAAGATGAAATGTAATACTCATTTTTAAATCTTTAAATTGTTTTAAGCCCAAACCATAACAGCAGCACCGTCGGTAATAGCTACTGTCGTAGTTTCTACATAAGGCTGGTTCGCAACAGTGGAAGCTTGCACACCGCCGATTAACATATCATTGACACCTGTGCCTAATCCAAGATGATCACCACTTGCATCACTAGCAAGATAGATGATCATAGTTGGGTTGCCACCACTACTTGGGTTGATGATTGTTACAATTTCATTCTCAAAATCGTAATTAACTTCACGACCACTAGCATTCAAAGTGACTACGCCTGTTTCGATATTCACAACAATTGGAGATGAACCACTGATTTCAAACTTGAGGTATTTATGTGTTGCTGTTGGAGCTATTTTTACAGCTATTGTCCAATACTCAGGGCTACTTGCTGGAATAGCAACATTTGTTTGTGTCATACTTAAATATGCAGTTTGACCATTTACTTTTGCTAAACCTCTATAAACTTCACCGGTAAAAGGTGAGATTTCAGTAATTGCATCGTCCCATACATCACGAAAATGTGACCACGGTGCAGTGTCAAGTGCGCCTGATTGAACAACATGGTTCATTGATTCAATCATTGATAATGAAACGGGCAAGCCGGTTGTCGGCGGTACTGGTACAACATAGCCGTGTATTTTAGTTGCATCAACAGGTATTGGCTCAATTATCTCATAGATTTGTTTACCTGTTTGAGGGGTATCTGTTGTTTTAATGTATGGTAGATTTTTAGAAAGTACACCCTCATGTACTTGTAGTGAGTTCATTGTAAAACTTACAATTACACCATCGCCACCTGTAAAACTTGAACTACCTGAAGCATCAGCAGGGAATATATTTACAGTCATAACATTATCAGTTGGTGTTACATCAATGTCTATTGTCCAAGTTGACCCTGTTCTATTTGCTTGTACATTAAAAAGAGGATTGACGTTTGTAAAAGCGCCTGTTGAAACGTTAAACCAACAAGTCAAAGCCCCTTCAGTAGCACTGATAACTTGAAACACATAAAAGGGTGCATTACCATCTGTTACATCCCATATTATTTTTTGACTTTGTGTACCATCGTTTACGGTAAATTCTTGATTTGCATCATGAAAACTTGTTGAACTATCAGCTACAAAATCATTAGGATCTGATACAACTGAGTTTCTTTGTTCCCATGCTGACAAATCATTTATTTTTTCACTAGCTTCAACAAAGTTCTGCAAATACTTAAAAGCAC